TTATAGCACCTTCTTCACTTTGCCCGAGATGATCTGCACGGGGACGGCCTGCATCTCCGGGCGGTTCTCGATGTAGCGGAGCGTTGTGCCGTAGTCCGAGTGCCCCGCGCGCGCCATGATGTCATTCGGAGCGGCCTGAGACTCGCCGAGCATGGTGAGGTTCGTGTGCCGCATGCAGTGAAAGTCGAAGTCTCGGATACCGAGCTCGCGGATCCGCTTGCACTGATAGCCTAAGGTTGTTGGCTTGATGTACTTTCCGTTCGGCTGCGTGCAGATAATATCAATGCGCGGACCCGGGGCAGGATAGCCCTTCTCCAAGGACACAATCTTTTTGATGTCCCGTCCTTGATAGTCTTTTGCAGGGACAATGTAATTATAAAAGTAATCCTCTCCATAGTAGAGCTCATTCTTCGCCTGCTGTCGCTTCCAATGCTGCAGGAGGGGGAGAATGACCTGTGCATCGAAGGAAAGCGTCCGACGGCTGCTGTCGGTTTTAAGGTCGCAGACGTAATGCAGGCCGATCTTTCCGCGCATAGCAAGCCGTTGTATTTGCTGTGTGACGGCAATCGTCATGCGTTGCATATCGCAATTATCCCATGAGAGGCAGAGCGCCTCGCCGATGCGTGTACCGAAGTAGAGGCCAATGACAAGCGGCATGTGGAACGTCGAGCCGAACGGATGCCGCTGAAAGATCAGCGCAAGCTCGCTGTCCTCGATACGTCGACGCGGCTGCCGATGACTGAGCGGGGCGAACTCTTTGCCCGGCACCTTGATAAGGCGTGCAGGATTTTCCCGCAGCAGCTCCATTGGATAGATCGCATAGTCGAGTGCCGTGGAGATGTTGCTGAGGATCCGAGCGACAGTCTCATAGGCATAGCCGTCCTTGCGCTTCTGCTGGACAAATCGGTCAATGATAGCGGGGGAGAGGGAGGAGAGACGATACTCGCCGAGCGCAGGTTTTATATGCAGGCGAATGTTCTTCTCTCGTAGTTCCAATGTGTTGTTTCGTGCATACAATCGCGTGCGTTCGTACCAAATATCGAGATAGTCGGCAAAACTGATGCTGGCATCGTTCTTCTTTGCACCGCCGCCGATGTAGGCGTTGTAGGCCTCGACTCCGGCCATCAGTGCATCCTGCTCTGTGGCATATCCGCCGCCTTCGCCTCGGCGGCGTTTGCCGTCAACTTTTGCCTTCTCAAAGTAGTACGCCCATGACGACCCGCGCTGTTTTACGCGGACGTGATCGAGTGGGTTATTCGATTTTTTCGACATAATAAAAGCCTCCCTTGAAAATTGGAGGCTAATCCCATATAATAGAACATGGTGTAGATGTGATTAGCCTCACATTTATTCTTTGCCGTCCGGAGGTGGTGCTCCGGGCGGTTTTTTATTTTATAAACATCTCTATACGATTTCGTTCATCTGCCTGCAGCTCCTCTGCGAAAGCAGCGAATCCCTGCAAATCCTCTGTATTGAGATAGTTGATATACTCCTTACGTCGATCCACGGGAATCACGATCGGCGTTATCTCTTCGAGGAAGCAGCTATACACCATCAGAGCACGGCCAACACGCCCGTTGCCGTCCGGGAATGGATGAATATGCTCGAATGCGATATGCTGGCGACAGATAGCGAGTACCTTATCTGAATCGGATGCAGCGGCGTCCATCTGTGCAGCGAGATTGTCGATCCAGTCCGTCAGTGCAGAAGGGACAAGGTAAGGCGGTGTCGGTGTGAAGTCTGCTCCGATGATCATATTCGGACGCTGTTTGAACTGCCCCGGGACGCTCTCAATTGCATCTTTGCACAGGATCGCGTGCACCTCGCGGATCAGAGAGAGGGAGAGCGGTGTGCCAGATGTCGACTGTTCGACGAGAAAAGTCATGAACACCTTATAGTTCAGCACCTCGTTCAGCTCGCGCATATCCATTGCACGCGGGACATAGCCGTCAACGAGAACGCTCTTCGTCTCGCCCTGCGTCAGCGTGTTGCCCTCGATCGCGGTGGAGTGATGCGCCATCCGCACCATGAGATCACTGAGATATTCGGGTGAGTATGGCATTGTTAACCTCCTTTCTACCACCTAGGGACAGATATTTACATGGCTTGATTTTGATAGGGAACCGCTAAATATTTTTTGTCTCGAAGGGAATGAACTATTAGCTCCTTTATTCCTTCGATCACTGAAATTGTACTCTTTTTGATATCCAAGTAAGCTGTTTCCTCTATACCATCATAAGCTTTACCGTGAGCTATATCATTACGGTATTTGAGTAATCGATTAATCTGATCTTTGTAGGTATCAGCAATAGAAATATCGAAACCTAAACGAAAGAGAATTTTTTTTAGGACAATAGGATTTAAATTTGCTTCGGTGTCTACGACATTTTCTGGAATTTCTGCAATTACTTTCAAAAAATCATCGAAGGCACACACAAAATCATGACGCCTTGAAAAGCGATGGAGCTTTGAATCATCAGGTAAACTTTTTCTAAAAATCTTGCATTTTCTATCAAGATCATCATATGCCGTAAACTCTTTATTCATACTAGCTGTAATAAGTAGTGGTTTCAAGCTAGACCTGATACACCTTTGATTATTAATAGCCGCTATGTAATAGTCAAATGCAAATTTACAAAATCCTTCAAAATGAGAATACAGCATAACAATCAGGGATTTTCGATATTTTCTACGCAGTTCTTCCCCCTTTATGTTGTTCTCAAGATTATGTAAGAAATTTAACTCCTCAAATCTCCATGTACGCTCCCTCTCGAGCTCTGCAGATATTTCATCATAGTCCATCGCAAAAACCACGAATCCTTTCCTCAACAAAGGCAATTCTCCGTTTTAACGGATCTGCATAGTTTTTCCCGCCGCCGGTTGTCATATTTATGAACTCCTCGTCTTTCTTTACATCTATTAAAACATTGGTTAAGCGGGAAAATCCATCTTCAGAGAGGTTCTTTAATTTATCCAAATGGGAGGCTATACATAACGATATTGCTTCGTAATGATAGATAGCAAATCTAGAAGACAATCCTTTCCTTGATGGGTTTGCAGGAGAAAACGCTTCTTCTCCCAATGTTTTATTTAAAATATCAAAAGTGCTTTGGAAAACATCTTGTTCTTTCTGGCAATTAAAATTATCAGAGCCGCTTGAAAAGTATTCCATGCATTCCGTTAAATAGGAGCCTACGTCATGAACATATTTTCCCTGTAAATTTTTTATTGAAAAGAAACGCAGTACGAGTTCTTGATCATATTTTTGCTCAATTTTTTCTTTACTCGCCCTAGAAATACATTCCTTGAATGGGGGATACTGGCTACACTCTATTAAGAAGTTGTTGAAATCGAGGGACAGCAAACGAATGGTACAGTTTCGAACCTCTTGATCACTTAATTTCGAACCACCTGTATTCAATCTTTTAAACATGTGGTATCGAAGGCGAGTATCGCTTTCTTTTCGCAGGACTTCGACACGTATAAAATTACGCTTCAGTCGAATTTGTAAAGTGATTGGTAAAGAGGTATAAATCAGGCCGTTCAAACTTTCGCATATATCACAACCCTCGAGTTTTAAGAAACGCGGTTTTTCACTATCTTCCTCCTCGCCTTGATAGTCAGGATGCGCACCGCGAAAGTGTATGTAAGAAGATACGCGCTGGAGGCCGTCAATCAACTCATACTTTCCTTCCTCCTGTTCAACAACAAAAATAGGAGGGATCGGCATTTCCAGCAATAACGATTCAATAAAACGAGATTGCTGAACTTCACTCCATCGAAAAAGGCGCTGATATTCAGGATCAATAATTAATTCGCCATCTTTGTACATATCAAGCAGCTCATTAAAGGATAGATCTAAACTTCTCGTTCGTACCGTTTTGATTTTATCCTCGATTTCACTGATTAAATCCATACTTTTTGACATGATTGATCATCCTTTTTTCTTAAAAAAGAGAACTGCTTCTTGAACCGCCGAGGGTTCTCTATATGACCTAGATCCTTTATTTAAATTGGACAGTGTTGCCTTGCTGTTGAAATCACAACGCTCCTCCAAATTCCAGTAAAATAGGCGAGACATTTCTTCTATGATACTCGGAAGGTCTAAATAAATGTCTTTGTAATATGACGACTGAACTACAAGTGTACACGTACCATTGGGCTTTAGTACTCTATGTAATTCAACCATGGAATTATAGAATGAATGGAAGTACTGTAAAAATACTTTTAAATAGTACTCCTTGGAAGCCTTTGAATCATGAGCTTCAACACTCTTTAGAAAGTCTTTACATACTTTTCCCCATGCAGGAGCGTAGTCAATATCCTCTGTTTTTTGTATCTTGTTTGTCCCAATCATTTTGCTGCGCAGGTCATTAAAGTCTATATGATCAGGCTTTAATAGCGCCAATTCCGGCAGCGTAGCAATAACATAATCAATTCGTGTACAGTAGGGCGGAGATGTGATTACATGATCTATCGATGCCGCAGCGAGGTTTAGCTGCCTAGAATCTCCAAATTCGATAATTGGGGCAACCTGGTGAGAATGGCATTGATTTTTAAAATAATCGGCCATCAGCATTGTTTCTTGAAGGAAAACCTTGTAGATTTTCTTTCGCGTAATGTGAATGCGGTCTTCGGGGGTTGTTGCCTTCTTGATCCACGTTGGATTCGTAGAGCGAAATGCAGCCAAGAGACTTTTTACCGTTCGAAATAAAATCACCCGAAAAAAGTCTTGAAGTGTTGTTCCCTTGATACTGTAAGGCGAGCGGGTCGTATGCTTTATTAGATAAAACTCGAGTTTTCGGATGTAGTAGATTGAGTCGTCCTGAAACCAATAGTTTAAAGGGTCTCCAGTTATTTCCATGCGCATTCTAGATGGAGAGCATTCATTTAAAATGGTGTTGGCCAAATCAATCAGGGCGTCATAGGTAATATTTGACAACGCCTTTGCATTGGCAACCGTTACCATCACCGGATTAATATCATAACCATAGGCTTGGATTCCTTTTTGCATGGCGACTTGTGTAGTAGTGCCACTGCCATTCCACGGATCCAGAACCGTTTGCCCTTGGGTTATTTTTAATAACTCGAGTACATCAGCAACGAATCCCTGAGCGTACCCAGCATAATACGGATACCAGTCTGCCTTTCCATATATATTATCTCGAAGTTTTGGATTTGTTAAAGTCAAGGATGATATTCCTCTCCGTTACATATTACATTTTGATAGTTTCTACAACAATTTCAGCTCCACAAACTCCTCCGGCACGCCGACGGATCGTGCGAGCTGCTGGATGGTGCAGTCGGGATATTCGCGCAGCAGGTCATCCGGCAGCAGGAGTTCGACGGCGAAGGCGTTTGCCTGCCGTTCAAATCGGCTGTGCGGGTTGAATGTCTTTGTGTCCATGAAAACAGTGTTCAAATCCCTGTGCATCTGCATATGCCCCAGCTCGTGAGCAAGTACGAAGCGTTGTGTAATCTCATCCAAGTCCTCTGAGAGATAGATGATATGATTGCGCTTATGATACTGGTAGAACCCGTTGAGATCGACGAGGTGGCAATAGATCAGTACGATATCAAGTGCCCGGGCAATCGTAAAAGGATCGTTGGAGTTACATCGCCTCATGAGTTTGATTGCACATTCCCTTGCATTCATCGGTCAGTCCTCGTGACGGTACTTTTTCGGCGTGTACTTTGCCTTGTTGCGCTTCTTCGCCATCTCCATCCCGATCTGCATCGCGTCAAGGATGGACTGGATGCTCTCGGGGCTTGCGGGGTGTCCGTCAAACATCAGACCCTCCTCCTGCATGAGCTTTTCCTTCATATCGTCCATCATGCGGGTGATCTCGCGCTCATCTTTTGGAGTGAGATCGGGCAGATCGTCCTTGTCGTGTGCGTCCGTCGGTCGCGTTTCCCATAACGTATTCATGTCTACGTTGAAAAAATCTGCAAAAGCCTCCAATACTTCAAAACTAGGTTTTCTGCGCCCGCTTTCGTACATACTTATGGAGCTTTTTGCCAACCCTGTCCCGTTTGCCAATTCTTCTTGCGTAAGTCCTTTTGATAATCGTAGCCGTTTGAGAGTATCTGCGAAAGCCACAATACCACCTCCGATAGAATAAAGATAACACAAAAAGTGGACTTTCGCAATAAAAAGTTTACTCTAAGTGTTGACATCATCGCCAAACAATGATACACTCACAGTGAACTTTAGGAAAGGGGGATTCAAATGAATAGAGCTTTGATTGCTCAGAGGCTAATCCATCTGCGTGGAAAGAGAACCCAAGCAGAAGTTGCGAAAGCTGTTCATATCAGTAAATCTGCGCTTTCGTCGTATGAATCTGGTGCGCGAATGCCGCGTGATGAAGTAAAGATTGCACTTTCCAAGTTGTATGGGAAATCTGTTCACGAGATTTTTTTTGCCCAATAAGTTCACTAAAAGTGATTACTATTACTGTGAGCCAGAGGCACGCGGCATCCGCGCAGCAGAGAGGAGGATCAGTTATGAGGCTCAAGTGGAACATGAACAACGTCGTTGCCGCACGAGGCAACACCTACACCTGCATTGCAAGGTTTGACAACAGCCGCTTTTGGCTCAAGGTCAATGCGATCACGTCCGTGCAGAACTTCAAGGGGCATATCCGCCGCATCGCGCAGCTCGTAGGGGCGCAGGAGGTTGAGATCAAGTACCTCCACATGGACGATGCGGAGGGGACGCTCACCGAGCCGCGCGAGAACATCGTACTATTCTCCGATCGCGGTAGCGATAACTACAGGTTCTTCACCGAGTCGATCGACCCCGCGACGGGTCGCCGCGTTATCAACTACCTCGCTCCCGAGCAGGTTTTCCACCTCAGGGACGCGCAGACCATCAGCGCAGCATGAGCAGTGAGCGGAGGCACACGACATCCGCGCAGCAGAGAGGGGGTGAGGGGATGGAGAAGATATTACAGCAGAGCGAACTTTCACAGCGGCGTCTCGGGCTTTTGGTTCTGTCAAGAGCCGGTTTGGCGGGGAAGGTGGACATATCACTGATACCTATGCAAAACGAACAGCTCCGCGCACAGTACGCAGAGCTGTTTGGGAAGATTGATGAGACGATAGCCGTCGAAGCACGGTATCTCACGGGACTGTATAGTGGTGTTACTGACATTACTGCCACTGAGGCTAAATGCCTAACTGAGCTTTTGCGAGCGCAGAGCAGAGGGACGTGACGACATCAAGGGAGGCACTGCCTCCAACGCTGGATAGTTTCTGTTTTGCCTGTCCCCATATCCCTTTATCGCGGACAGCGTCCAGATATTCGCACCCTGCAAAGGTTAGCCGCTGAATGATGAAGTAGTTTGGGTTTCCGAGGGTTGAGATGCTATAGGAGGCAATAAAGTCAGCATCAATCAGCAGTTGGATGTGAAAAGCGATGATTTGCGGATTATCCGAAAGATCATCGAAATCACTGTTTTCAATTTCTGACTCTGCCTCTTCAATGCGAAGCAGCATATTACGCAGTAAGTCAAGATCACGTTTCATATCATCACCTCCTTTCCGTGCTGATTATACCACGACGGGGAGGCGGGCAACAACCGTAGGCGCAGAGGCACACGCCATCCGCGCAGCAGAGAGGAGGTGATCAAATGAAAGACAAACAGCCGCTGTTTCCGTGCATCCGCGCATGCTCTGTTGCAGACATCATGCGGGATATTCGCGACACGGGGATTGACCTGCGGGGAATCTGCGGAATCGATGCCCCTACTGCGCTTACCAAGGCGATATGCCTTGCGGAACAGGCATACGGCATCGACATGACTGCAATCAAGCCGGTTGTTCTTCGCGGAGTGCCGGAGTGCCCGCCGAAAGGAGATAACGAATGGCAAATATCATGCAGTAAATCATCGGACGGTTAAAGATGATGTGAGGCTAAACAAATAGAACGGAGGTGCAATGATGGACAGTGCAGCAATGGAGTCCATCATCGCCAGTGCGATCGAGCGCGCAAGCAGATCGGTCGCTGTTGTGCGGGAGTGTCAAACACCAGACGAACTCCTGACGGTGGTCGAGGTTGCCGCGGTGCTCGGCGTTGGTAAGAACTATGCAAATATGCTGGTGCAGTCCGGGATTATCCGAGGCATCAAGCTGAACGGTATGAAGGTGCGTAGGCGTGAGCTTGAGCGCTGGATGGCCGCAATGGACGGGATGGACTTGGAGGATCCTCGGAATCCCGTCCCGATCGGGAGAAGGGAGGCAGTTGCATGAGCGGCAAGAAAGTGATTGCAGGATGTGTGATCGCGGGACTAGCGATTCTGTTCGCGGGTGCGGCGAGCGAGCCGTGGGACGACGACAAGAACGCCGTCCTTGTCGAGGAGGTATATACCGTCCGTCCGAGCGATACCATCTGGGGCATCGCGGAGACGTACTGCGCCAAGAACACAGGTACGCGGCGGTACATCCTCGAGTACAAGAGCGGAATCGAGGAGATGAACCCGTGGCTGCTCGAACGCCACGGGATGATCTATCCCGGGGACAAAATCACCCTGACCTACTGGGTCAAGGGAGAGGAGGGAGAAGAATGACAACGCAGTGGACGCCCTGCTCCGAGATTGTCGGCGGCATCCTGCCGATCTGGCGCGCGTGCCGCACGGTAGACGGAGCGGTCGAAATAGACGTCCCCATATACGGAACGCAGGGAGAAGCGCTGCACCGCGCACGCGAACTCAACGCAAAAGAAAAAGCGCCCGAAGCGGCTGGCACCGACACGGACGCATAAGAATAAATCAAATCTGCCGTGATTGTATCACGGAACAGGAGGAAAAGCAATGAAGATATTGAGCCTGATGCTCGAGAACTTCCGCGGAATCAAGAACCTCACCGTAGATTTTGGCGGCAAGGACGCGGACATCTACGGTGCCAACGGGACGGGAAAGACCACGATCGCCAATGCGATCTGCTGGCTGCTCATTGACCGCCCTGCAACCGAGGAGGCGGACTTTGACCCTAAGACCACAGGGGCGCACAACCTGCATCACAAGGCGAGCATGGAGGTGGAGCTGCCGGACGGGCAGCGAATCACTTTTGCCAAGGACTTCTATGAGAAGTGGACGCGAAAGCGCGGCTCCGTTACAGAGGAGTTCACCGGCAACATCACCGACTACTACGTGGACGGTGTCAAGTCCAAGAAGAAGGAGTACACGGAAATCATCGAGAACGCCTGCGGAATCGACCTTGAAAAAGTCAAAATGCTCATGGTGCTCGGATACTTCGTCGACACGATGAAGACCGAGGACAAGCGGCGCATTCTCTTTGAGATGGCGGGCGAGTTTACCGATGCGGATGTGACCGAGCAAAACGAGGAGCTCAAAGACCTAGAGCTGTTCCTTGCGATGTTGGGAACCGACGGTAAGAATTATACCATTGACCAGTGGAAAAAGATTGCTGCCGACCAACGGAGCAAGCTGAATAAGGAGCTGGAGCTCATCCCGACGCGTATCGACGAGGCGAACAAAAGTATCGCCGAGAACGTCGAGGATGCAGAGGCTCTGAATACCGAACTTGAGCGTTTGGAAGAAAAGAAATCAGTCATCGAGGAGAAGAAGCGCAGCCTCGACAGGGAGGACGGAGCGCAGGAGGCGACACGCGCGGCGCTTGCGGGGCTTGAGGTTGACCTTGCCGCAAAGCGCGCCGCATACATTGAGCAAGGAACCGAAGCAAACCGCGAGATCAACGCGAAGATTGATGCGGCAGTCAAGAATAAGAACGCACTGGAAGAAGAACTCGCGTCCACGAAGCGGAGCCTTCGCGACCGCACAGAAGATCGGGATCGGATGAGCGCACAGCGCGAGAAGCTGATGCGGGAATACGCAGAGGTGCAGGCGGAGCAATGGAACGAGGGCACAGAAATTTGTCCGACCTGCAATCAGCCGCTGCCAGAGGAACGCGTCGAAGAGCTGCGGGCAGCGTTCAACGAGCAGAAATCGAAGAAAAAGGAGGACATCAACCGCCGCGGGCAGGAGTGCAGTCAGGCAAAGATTGACGACGCGAACAACAAGATCGAGGCCCTCCAAGAAGAAGTCTTTGAACTGGAAAATAAACTCAAGGAATCCACAGAGGACATCAATCAACTGCACACGATGCTCACGCCGCGTGTCCCATTTGATGAGACAGAAGAATACCAGGAAATTACGCAGCGCATGAAGGAGTTGCGCGATAGACGGCAGCTTGGACAGAGCGCGACAGACGGCATGATGAGCTCCTACGACCGCGATATCCGGGCGGTCAAGGAAGAGATCGCCGCAGTCAACCTTCGCATCGCACGGGCAAAGGCCTCCGAGGACAGCCGCAAGCGTGTCGGAGAGCTCCGTCAGGAGCTAAAACACACTGCCGAGCAGATGGAATACATCGAGCACGGCCTGCATCTCTGCGAGGAGTTCATCCGCACCAAGGCGCGGATGGTCACGGACAGCATCAACGCGCATTTCCGCTACGTACGGTTTGTTCTCTTCCGCGACCAGATCAACGGCGGACTGCGCGAGATTTGCGAGCCGACCGTCCGGAACAAAGCAGGGGAGTGGGTCGAGTACCGCAGCGTCAACTACGCGGCGCAGATCAACGCCAAGCTCGATATTGTAAGCACACTCGGCAGACACTATGGCGTCCGGCTCCCCGTCATCATGGATCAGGGAGAGAGCGTCAGCGAGCCGCTCGCCGTCGAGGAACAGCTCATCCGTCTCATCGTATCCCCCGCGGATACAGACATCAGAGTACAGGTCAAGGCATAAGGAGGACAACATCATGTCACAGGCAGTAGCAACACGCAACGACACAAACGTCGCCACCATCGAGAACTGGGTCGAGAACGAGAACATCAAGAAGAAATTTCAGGAGGTGCTCGACAAGGGTGCAGGCGCATTTGTGACGAGCCTTCTCAGCCTCGTCAAGTCCAGCCCTCAGCTCACGGCGGCAGACCCGAAGACCGTTATCAGCGCGGCGATGACCGCCGCGACCCTCAAGCTCCCCATCAACCCGAATCTTGGGTTTGCGTACATCATCCCATACGGGAAAGAAGCACAGTTCCAAATGGGATGGAAGGGCTACGTTCAGCTTGCGATGCGCACGGGGCAGTACAAGACCATCAACGCCGCAGTCGTCTACGAGGGGCAGATTAAGGACATCGATTTCGTTACCGGAGAGATCGTCAGAGGCAAAAAAAAGAGCGACAAGGTCGTCGGCTACGTCGCCTATTTCGAGCTCATCAACGGATTCTCCAAGACCGTCTACATGAGCTCCGAGGACATGCTGCGGCACGCGCAGACGTTCTCAAAGAGCTTCTCCCGCTCCTCAAGCGTATGGAAAACGAACTTCGACGCGATGGGGCTCAAGACGGTGATTAAGCAGCTCATCAGCAAATACGGCATCATGAGCATCGATATGCAGGGAGAAGCGCTCTCGACGGCAATCAGTGCGGACGGGGACTATGAGCGCACGATCGAGCAGAATATCACACCGCTGGAGACGGCGGTAGAAGCGCAGACGATCGAAGCAGAGCCGCAGGAAGCGCACGAAGATGTGCCCGAGGAAGCCCATGCGGAGCAGGGCAGCGATCCGTATGACGGCATGGCGTTCTGACGGTGGACATCAAGGTCATAGCGTCCGGGAGCAGCGGCAACGCCTACCTCATCGGGGATGGCAAGACCCGCCTGCTCCTTGACGCAGGCATATCCTTCAAGCGGATTCAAGTCGGCTGCGGCTTCCGGACAAGCAGCATCGACGCATGTCTTGTGACGCATCGCCACGGTGACCACGCCATGGCAGTCCCGAAACTTCTGCAACGAGGCATCCCCGTCTATAGCAACGCCGATGTCGCAGAGCTCCACAAAGGTGTGCAGCCGGTAGCCGCGTTGAAGGAATTTAATGTCAACACACTCCGTATTTTACCGTTTGAGGTAGAGCACGACGCGGAATGCTACGGGTATCAGGTGACATCGACAGAAACAGGCGAAAAGCTCGTCTACATCACCGACAGCGCGTACGTCAAGTACACGTTTTCAGGGCTTACGCATATCATGATCGAGGCGAACTACGCGCAGGAGATCATCATCGACAACGCGCGACAAGAGCGCATTCCGCTCTATCTAGCCGAGCGTGTCATAGAGACGCATATGAGCATTGAGACGTTGCTCGAGCTCCTGCGGGCAAACGACATGAGCAAGGTGAGGCAGATTTACCTTCTGCATCTCTCAGATGGCAACAGCGATGCAGCCGCGTTCAGACGACAAGTGCGGCGGGAGACAGGCGCAGAGGTATATATCGCATAGAAGAAGGAGGACACATGAACAAAGCAATCTTAATTGGTCGTCTCGCCCGCGATCCGGAGGTGCGCTACACACAGAGCGGAAAGGCGGTCACATCATTTACGCTTGCGGTTGACCGCCGTGTCCACAAAGACTCAGACGCGCAGCAGACGGCGGACTTCATCCCTGTCGTTGCATGGGACAAGCTCGCCGAGATATGCGGTAACTACCTCACAAAAGGGCGCAAGACAGCCGTGGAGGGGCACATACAGGTGCGCTCCTATGAGGCACAGGACGGATCGAAGCGGTATGTGACGGAAGTCATCGCTGAAAACGTCGAGTTCCTCGGGGATAAAGGGACGGGGAACAGTAATACCTCGCAGGGATACGGCGGAACGCCCGTCTCTGATGAAATGATCCCGTTCTGATGATCGTCCCGGGTAAAGTCGTGCAGGAGGTAGAGGAGGGTTTTCTCATCCTCCTCCCTGCTGCCGACAAAGAGGCTCTCAAAGGAAAATACCGCAAAGGCGTCAACATCGAGCTGTGTGACCCTCGGCGTATCAGCCCCGAGCAACGACGCAAGGCGTACGCACTCATCAGGGACATCGCGCTCTGGATGGGCGGCACGCCGATGGAGACGGTCAAGGAGCTGACGAAATGGATATTCCAAGAATCCGACCCCGCGACACTGGAGGAGACGTTTTCGCTCTCGGACTGCTCGATGGAGGTTGCAAGGCTATACATCACGTTCCTTATCGACTTTTGCCTCCTGCATGACATCCCGTGTAATGAGCCGCTGTATAAGCTCGCCGAGGACATCGGGCGGTATGTGTGGGTATGCGCCCTCAACAAGCGCTGCGCAGTGTGCGGACGAAAGGCGGAGCTGCATCACGTTGACGCCGTGGGCATGGGGCGCAACCGCAAGGAGATATGTCACATCGGGATGCGGGTATTGCCGCTGTGCAGGACGCATCACACGGAGATTCACCGCATAGGGCATGAGACGTTCCTGCGGCGGTACATCCTAGAGCCTGTGAGGGTGGATGAACGAATAGCGGACGTCTACAAGCTGAGGAAGGAGTAGCAAAGATGGATTTTGAGTTTAATCCAAAATATAAAGTCGGTGACGAGGTACAATACAACGACCTTGAAGGTGTCTGCGGCACTGTTGTTGCGGTTGAGGAATGCGAAACTAACGATTTCGAGGCATATATCGGGTATCTCGTGGAGTATGAAGACCGAAGTCGTGAATGGTGGGCTGAGCAGGACATCAAAGGGCGATATTGTGATCCTGAGGACGACTTGCGTCCGGATGAGGCGGCAGAGGAAGCATAAGGAGAGGGGACGCGCATGGACTACATACGGCAGATGAGCGCATTTATTGACCGCTCTGCGGCGGTGTCTTTAAGTGCGTCCTCTTATGCCCTCTATCTACAGCTGTTCGGAGTCAACAACAAACGCCGTTGGGCAGAGTGGTTCGAGGCGAGCAACGCGCATTTAGAGACGGTCACAGGACTCACAAGCAAGACGATTCAAAAGGCACGGCAGGAGCTTATCAATAAGGGATTCATCTCTGTGCAGTTTGGTGATAGACGTATCCCGACGCAGTATCACATCATCCGTTTAGGGGAAAAACTCCCCTATAACGGAAGTTCGGATGAATCTTTAGGGGAAAAACTCCCCTATAACGGAAGTTCGGATGAATCTTTAGGGGAAAAATTCCCCCAAAAGGATGAAGTTTTAGGGGAGAAACTCCCCCAAAGAGAGGTATCTTTAGGGGAAAAATTCCCCTATAAAGACAATGTTTTAGGGGAAAAATTCCCCCAAAAGGATGAAGTTTTAGGGGAATCTTTAGGGGAGGTTTTAGGGGAGGTTATAGGGGAAAAATTCCCCCAAAACGATCCCGCAGAGCCTACAGTCTCAACGGATTCCGAGCCCCCTAAAACAAAAACAAAAACTAAAACAAATAATAATAAACAGCAGCAGCAGTATATACCGCGTGCGTGCGCGCGTGAGGACGAGCTGCCGCAGCCGCATTCTAGGGATAAGCCGGACGATGACCTAGGAGAAGTGATGCGTACGTTCTCGGACAACATCCATCCCGTTACGGGGGCGATAGAGGCGGATAAACTCGCTGACCTCTACGACACCTACGGGGCAAAATGGGTCATCGCCGCAATCACGGAGGCGGTAGAGTGTGGCGGACGGAATCTCCGCTACATCTCGGCAATCCTCGAGCGGTGGCAAAGAGACGGATTTAAGACACAGCGAAATCAGAAAGGAGCGATGACAAGTGGAACAGGCGAAGGAGATCATAGCGCGGATGTCTCCGCAGCTGAAACTCCGTGGATACAGCAGCTCAGAGAGTGGGAGGAGCGAAAACGCAACTCCCCGCGTCCGTGGGACATACAACCTCCCGCAGGAGGTGATCGAGATGCACCGGGAGGAGATCATCCAGATCGAGGACGAGCGGGATAGGTGTGCTGGTTGTGCGGGTATGTGCTACAAGACAGGTTCGGCACAAGGGATGATCCCTGTCGTCACGGATGATTACGGCCGCTACGGAGTGAGCTATACAGTCTGCGATGTGGAGCGGCGGCGCCGTGAGAAAGTGCGGCTAGATAGACTGTTCCAAGCGGCGCACGTGCCGAAACGGTACCGGAATCTGACTTTTGCAGATTACCGCATCACGCCGCGCAACAAAGAGGCGGTGAGGGCTGCGCGGTGGATGGTGACGGCAGAAAGCGGCGGGCTGCTCCTGCATGGTGGACGTGGTGCCGGAAAGACGATGCTCGCGGCCATCATCGCCAACGAGCGGGCAAAGAGCGGAAAGAACGTCCTTTTTGCGAGTGCGATAGATTTGCTTGCTGACATCAAGGCGACATTCGGCAAGGGGACGACGCAGGAGGTCACACGAGCGATACGGACGGCGCCGATGCTTGTGCTCGATGACCTCGGGACGGAGCGCATGTCCTCATGGGTTGGCGAGCAGCTTTTCGGGATATTCAATCATCGCTACAACGAGGACTTGCCGACGATTGTCACTTCGAACTTTGCGCCCGAGCAACTGAGCAAACACCTATCGGAGATAGACCCGAAGAAACGGGAGAAAGACATCATGGGCGAGCGGATTGTGAGTCGTATTTGCGGGATGTGCGAGCCGATACGGATGGACAGCCTCGACTGGCGGATGAAAGGAGCGTGCTGAGATGGCAGAGATTGACATGACAAAGCCGCAGCCGTGCACGAAATTTCGGGGAGCACAGACAGCGGAATGGATGGCGAAGCTTTCGGAGGAAACGAACGAGGTGATTCAGGAGGCGGCGATTCTCGAAGATTGTGCAGATGAAGTAGGGACGGTTGACCATGATGCCTACGGGATAGTGGATGTCAAGAAAAGATTGGCAACCGAACTCACGGACGTTATCACGGTCTGTACGTCGTGGCTTTATGCGCTCGGCTACGACGAATATCTCCGTGGCGAGCTGCAAAAGCGTGTGAATAAGAAGAATCGTGAGCGCGGGTACTTTTGAGGAGGTGCAGTCATGGACGAATACACACCGTGCAAGAAGCCTGACCCGACTGCACGGGAAGCAATCGGAAATGTGATGCGGGAGACAAGGCATAGAATCACAGGATCGCGCAGAAGGAAAGCCCTGTCGAAGGATATGCGGACGCGGGTCTACGAAATGTACGGCGGGCACTGCGCCTACTGCGGCAGGGAGATCGACATCACAGAAATGCAGGTCGACCATGTACAGGCGGTCTATCTCGGCGGCAAGGATGAGCTGGAGAACTATCGACCCGCGTGTCGGCAGTGTAATTTCTACAAGTCGACCATGAGTGTTGAGGGCTTGCGTGAGCAGCTCAGTCTTATCCCTGGGCGACTTGAAAAGCTACTGACGTTCCGGCTTGCGTTGGCACATGGTTTAATTCGGCTCACGGGCAGACCTGTGAAATTCTATTTCGAGGAGTACGAAAAGCGATGATTCTGCATAAGGTACGATGATGGAGGTAGGAAGCTATGCCCATTGATTATATTGGATTTTTGAGATCAAAGATGGTGATCGCCAAAAAGACGGGCATTACCATTGATCAGGGGGAGATAAGTCCCATACTTAAGCCGCATCAGCGGGACGCGGTACTCTGGGCGGCGGCGGGCGGACGGCGTGCCATCTTCGCGGCGTTCGGACTTGGCAAGACCATTATGCAGCTCGAATGGTGCCGTCTCATCCACGAACATCAGGGCGGCAAGATGCTCATTGTGTGCCCGCTGGGTGTCAAACAGGAGTTCATGCGTGACGCTGTGACCCTCCTCCACATGGATGCGCCTGTCTACGTCCGCAACATGGAGGAGGTAACGGATGCGCCCGGTTGGCTCATGATCACGAACTATGAGCGCGTCCGTGACGGCGACATCCGCCCCGACGCATTCGCAGGCACGAGCCTTGATGAGGCGGCTGTCCTGCGCTCGTTTGGGAGCAAGACCTATCAGACGTTCCTCGGCAAGTTTCGCGGTGTTCCGTACAAGCTCGTTTCGACGGCGACACCGTCGCCGAACAAGTACAAAGAGCTCATCCACTATGCGGGCTATCTTGAGATCATGGACACGGGGCAGGCGCTGACACGATTTTTCAAACGTGACAGCACAAAAGCAAACAATCTGACGCTCTACCCGCACAAGGAGAAAGAGTTCTGGCTCTGGCTCTCGACGTGGGCGCTGTTCATTCAAAAGCCGTCGAACCTCGGCTATGACGATACGGGCTATGATCTGCCGGAGCTTGAGGTGTGCTATCACAAACTGGGACGACCGCCAGAGCTGACGGAGGAGAAGGACGGGCAGATCAAGATGTTTCACGATGCGGCGCAGGGACTCAAGGAGGCGGCGCGTGAAAAGCGTGAGAGCATTGAGACACGCATGGCAAAGGCAAAGGAGATCGTCGACGCTGCGCCGGAAGATCATTTTATTATCTGGCACGACCTCGAGGATGAGCGGAAGGCAATCAAAAAGGCACTGCCGGAAGCGCGGGAAATCTATGGGTCACAGGATATGGACGTGCGTGAGCGGAACACGATCGACTTCTCCGATGGGAAGTTTCGCTTGCTGGCCACGAAAAAGGAGCTGTCGGGAAGCGGATGCAACTTTCAGCGGCATTGTCACCGGATGATCTTCCTTGGGATTGACTACGAGTTCAACGACTTCATACAGGCAATCCACCGATGTCACAGATTCCTGCAGCCGCATAAGGTCATCGTGGACATCATCTACATGGACAGCGAGCAGGAAATACTCAAGGTCTTGCAGCACAAGTGGACGCAGTACAATCACCTGACGCAAAAGATGGCGGAGATTATCAAAGAATATGGGCTTGGCGGCGCACAGGCGGCGGCTGAGATGGGACGAAGCATAGGAGTTGATCGCGTGGAGGTAAAAGGCGACGGATGGACGGCAATCCATAATGACTGCATCGAGGAGACAAAGCGGATGGCGGATGATTCCGTTGATGAGATTGTGACCTCTATCCCCTTCTCCAATCACTATGAGTACACGGCAAGCTATAACGATTTCGGGCATAACGAGGACACGACGCGATTCTTCGAGCAGATGGACTATCTGAGCCCCAAGCTCCTGCGCATCCTAAAGCCGGGGCGCGTGTTCGCTTGTCACGTCAAAGATCGCGTGCTCTTTGGAAATGCGACGGGGACGGGGATGCCGACCATCGAGCCGTTCCATGCGCTCTGCATTGAGCACTATATGCGGCATGGGTTTCAGTATTTCGGCATGATTACCGTGGTGACGGACGTTGTGCGCGAGAACAATCAGACCCATCGCCTCGGCTGGACGGAACAGTGCAAAGACGGCAGCAAGATGGGCGTCGGATGTCCTGAGTACATCCTGCTATTCCGAAAACTGCCGTCCGATACATCAAAGGCCTATGCAGATACACCTGTCACAAAGACAAAAGAGGAGTATACCCGTGGACGGTGGCAGATCGATGCGCATGGATATTGGCGCAGCAGTGGAGACCGCCCGCTCACGAAAGAGGAGGTAATAAGCTTCCCTGTGAGTGACCTCCAGCGCGTCTATCGGAAGTACAGCCGCGAGAGTGTCTATAACTACACCGAACACGTTGCGATGGCAGAGAAGCTCGACAAGGACAAGAGACTGCCCGCCACATTTATGGTCGTCGCGCCCGGCAGCTGGACGGATGAAGTCTGGGACGATATCAACCGGATGAGGACGATGAACACCTTGCAGGCGCAAAAGGGAAAGCAGATGCACGTCTGCCCGCTCCAATTCGACATCGTCGATCGGCTGATTGACCGCTATTCAAATCCGGGTGATTTGATTCTCGATCCGTTCGGCGGCCTGATGACCGTTCCGCTCTGTGCGCTCAAGAAAGGACGCCGCGGTATCGGGATTGAGCTCAATGCAGACTACTTCCGCGATGGCGTTGGATATCTCAAGCAGGAAGAGATTAAGCAGTCTGCACCGACGTTGTTTGACTTTGTGGATGTGGCTAGTTGATAGGAGGACGGCGGCGTGAAGCATAAGGACTGTTTGAGGCGGATTCGGCGCCTTGACGTGCATATCAATCAAAAAATCAAGGAGTTAGAGAGCCTACGCGCCGCCGCTGTCCGTATCGGCGGAGCGAACTATGCCCGAGACCCTGTGACAGGAGGGAGAAAGCAGGAAGCGCGGTATACGGGTATAGTCGAGCGCATGGTCGACCTTGAGCGGGAGATAGAAGCGGAGATTGACCAATTTGCAGATGAGCGACATGAAACGATTAACCGCATTCAGAGCCTTGATGATCCGCTGCATTCCGACGTTCTCTTTAAGCGATATGTGGAATACAAGAGCCTGTATGAGATCGCGCGGGAGATGAGATACAGCTATTCACATACGCGGCGGATATTTGGGAAAGCCCTGCGGGTGTTCATGGCAAAAGATGATACAAAATGATACATTTAGATGTGCTATAATGCTATCATGAGATTTGAGCGTCCTGCGGGGCGCTTTTTATATGCGTGAAAACAGGAGGCACTTTATGCAGAAGGAATTTCCGACGGCGGTGCAGATAGACATGATTCGCTATGAGATAAAGATGTCAGAAGAACCGGTGCTGCTTGACGGTCGGGAATGCGGCGGACTGATTGAGTATAACGCCGCGCGGATTCGGCTCTCGGCAAAGGCGATTCATGGGGAACGTGTGAAACAGGTACTGATGCATGAGATCGTTCACGGGCTTTTGCATGAGCGACAGATTGAGGAGCTGATCAAGGAGGATCGTTTGGAGGACTTCGTGGATGCGCTCTCACGCGCTCTTGTTGGATTCCTGCGGGATAATCCAAAGATGATTGGGTTTTATACGGCGGAATAACCGTATATTTGGAGCAGAAAGGAGGTGAGGATTTGAAACTAACGGCAAAGCAGGAGAGATTTGTTGAGGAATATCTTGTTGACCTCAATGCGACACAAGCAGCGCTGAGAGCGAAGTACAGCAAGAAAACTGCGGCCTTTATTGGGGCGGAAAACCTAAAGAAACCTAAAATCAAGGCTGAGATAGAGCGGAGAATGGCGCTGCGCGGGCAAAAGACGGGCATCACGCAGGAGAAGGTCGTGAATGAACTCGCGGCAATCGGGATGTCGGATATTACGGACTATGTTGTGATTGACACGGTGGAGCAGGACGGGAAAAGCATCCCGCTTCTCACGGTAAAGTCTCTCGATGCGCTGACGCCGCTCCAGCGGTCGGCAATTGCGAGCATTAAGCAGACGGCAAGCGGGATTGAGGTGAAGCTCTGGGACAAGAACAAGGCGCTTGAACTGCTCGGGCGGCATCTCGGCATGTATACGGATAAGATTGACGTCAAGGGCACTGTGGATATTGCCTCTGTGCTGTCTGCTGCACGCGGGCGTGTAAAGAATCGGGGAGAGCCTGAAGATGAGTAGTTTTGAAGATGTCGTTTCGTTTCTCGGGACGTTTACGCACGACCCGCTCGGTTTTGTGTATGCGGCTTTCCCGTGGGGGGAGCATGGCACGGAGCTCACGGCGATGAAAGGTCCCGACAAGTGGCAGGCGGAAGTGCTCGAGGACATCGGGCGCGGCGTGAAGGATATGTCGACGGTGACGCGTGAGGCGGTGGCGTCCGGCAACGGCATCGGCAAGTCCGCACTTGTGGCGTGGCTGATTCTATGGGCGCTTGCGACGCACGAGGATACGCGCGGCATTGTGACAGCGAACACGGACACGCAGCTGCGCTCTAAGACGTGGGCGGAGCTTGCGAAATGGTATCGTCTCTTCATCGGGCGGGACATGTTCGCGTTCACAGCGACGGCGATATTTTCGGCGCAAAAGGGGCATGAAAAGCTCTGGCGCGTCGACGCTATCCCGTGGAGCAAGGACAATCCCGAGGCGTTCGCGGGGATGCACAATCAAGGAAAGCGGATTCTCATTGTATTCGATGAGGCGTCCGCTATTTTTGACGAGATATGGAACGTCACAGAGGGCGCTCTTACCGACCGCGACACGGAAATCATCTGGTGTGCGTTTGGCAATCCGACGCGCAATCAGGGGAAGTTCTTTGATTGCTTTCAAAACCGTGCGACGTGGAACGCGCGGCAGGTGGATTCGCGGACGGTCGCCATTAGCAATAAGCGGCAGCTCAAGGAGTGGGCGGAGGATTACGGTGAGGACAGCGACTTTTTCAAGGTGCATGTGCGGGGGATATTCCCGTCGTCCTCGGACAATCAGCTCATTTCGCGTGACCTCGCGGAAGCCGCACGCCGCAGAGAGCCGATGCTGTGCTCGTACGAGTTCGCGCCCGTCGTCATCGGCGTCGATCCCGCGTGGACGGGCGAAGACCTCTTTGCCGTCGTTTTGCGGCAGGGCATCTATAGCAAGGTGCTTGAGACGACGCCGAAGAACGACAACGATATGGAGGCGGCACGGCGCATCGCGCGCTATCAGGATGAGTACAAGGCGGATGCGGTGTTCATCGATATGGGATACGGCACGGGCGTCTACTCGGCGGGCAAGGACATGGGGCGGTCGAACTGGCAGATTGTCGCGTTCGGCGGCGCTGCCGATGCGGAGCAGTACGCGAATAAGCGGGCGCAGATGTGGGGCGAGATGCGGCGGTGGCTCATGGAGGGCGGCGCAATTAACGACGATCGCCTCGTGCAGGAGCTGACGGCGCCGAAAGCCTACATCAACCGCGTCGGCAAGCAAATCCTAGAATCCAAGGACGAGATGAAAAAGCGCGGGATCGCCTCGCCGAATATTGCGGACGCGCTCGCACTGACGTTTGCGTTCCCGGTGCGCATTACGGATAACACGGCGTACCGCAGGGCGCGGCGGTCGGGCAAGGTGCATAAGGCGGGGAGTATGTGAGAGGAGGTGATGTGATGCAGGATAATACGGCTGCGTACGATGCGGCGCAGAATGCGGATGCCGAGGAGATTAGCCTTGATACGCTCTCTGAGGAGGAGATCAAGAAGATTATGACGGCGTTCCGGCAGGGGCGCGATGTGGCGGAAAACTACTACACGGGCGTCGTAGAACCTGCGCTCATTCGGCGGCTGGATGTTTACCGTGCAAACAAAGATCACTATAAGAAGGTGTTCCCACGTTTGTCGGAACAAAACAACTGGGTGTCGCGCGACGTCAAGACGACCGTCGACTGGATGCTGCCGTCGCTCATCGAGGTGTTCACGGGCGCGGATGATCCCGTGGACATTACGGGCGTCAACATCAACGACGACGATAACGCGAAGAAGATTCAGCAGCTCTTGAGTTATTTTGTAACGCGCAAGAATAATTTCTTCTCGTTCATCTACAATTTCCTGCGCGACGGTTTAACCATCAACATGGGCTGCGCTAAAATCTACTGGCGCCGCGAGGTGGATCGGACGCGGATGGAGGTACTTGCGGATGCCGCGATGATGCAGGAGCTTATGGCGGCGCAGCAGGCAGGGGAAATCGAGGTGATCGAGGCTGTGCCGGTGACGCCGCTCGGCGACCTCGCCAAGGTCGCGTATGACATCGTGAACGTCAAGGTCAATCAGCCCGTGCTTGAAAACATGAGTCCTTCGGAGCTGCGCTTTACCTACGATGAGAAATGTTTGTCTGATGCAAAGTTCGTTGCACAGCGAAAGCTCGTGCGCGGGGATTACCTCAAACGCATGGAGGCGGGTGGAGTCTATCAGAATGTCGACAAGGCGCTCGAAAAGGCGACTGAGGGGCGGCTGCGGCCTGCGCTGCTCGATACAAAGCGCAACGAAAAGCTCGGCGATACGTCGGCAAAGCTCTCGGATGGTGACGATGCATCGCGTGAGTTCGAGTTATACGAGGCATACGTCAAGGTGGACTACAACGGTGACGGTATCTATGAGAATGTGATTGTTCACGCGGTCGGCGATACGCCGCTCAAGATTCAGGACAACGTGTTCGAGATGCCGCCGTTCTTTGTGTTCTCCCCGGAGCACGACGCCTATTCGATTTTCGGCGAAGATTCGCTGACCGATACGCTCGAACAGCTCCAAGACCTCAAGACGGCGCTCATTCGACAGATGATTATTGCGGTCGCCAAGAACAACATCCCGCAGAAGTTTGTCCTCGAGAGCATGGTCGACATGGACGCGCTCTATGAGAATGAGGAGGTTGTTCCGGTCAAAGACGGTGTGCCGCCGTCGCAGGCGATATTTACGCCGCCGCCGATACAGATCGACGGCTCGGCGATGACGCTTGTGCAGTACGCGCAGAACGAAATTGAGAGTCAGTCGGGCTCAACGCGGTACAATCAGGGGCTTGATTCCTCGAGTCTCAATCGTACGGCGACGGGCATCTCGGCGATCATGGGCGCGGCGGACAAGAAAATCAAGCTGATCGCGCGGCTTGCCGCCGAAACAGCGTGGATTCCGATCGTGAAATTCCTCATTCTGCTTTGTCAGAAGTTCGTGGACGACGGTCAGATTGTGCGCCTCTCGGACGGCAACATGGTGCTGCGCCGTGAAGACCTCAATATCGACTATGACCTCATTGTCAACGTCGGGCAGGGCGCGGGGACGAAGGAAGCGCAGATTCAGTATCTGATGGTGCTCATCTCGCAGCTCTACCCGAAGCTCGAGCAAATCGGCATCGTGAATGCGGCGTCGTGGTACAACGTGACAAAGGAGCTGCTTGAGACGATGGGGATTCGCTCGGCGGAGAAATACCTCATCGACCCTGCGGGCGAGGAGTATCAACAGCAGCAGCAAGCGGCGCAAGCGGCACAACAGCAGGAGGCGGCAAAGCAGGACGCTCTCATGCAGGCGCAGATGCAGCTAAAGGAGGCGGACATCCGGGCAAAGACGCTGCCGAAGGTATCGGCGCGGCTCGGTGATCTGCCGTATGACGCGCAGGCGGCGGCGCTGTCGCAGATGGGACTTGAGACAAGCCCCGACGCGATGGCGGCAAAGATGCTGCGCGATAATATCGCGATACGATGAAAGGAGACGGCGATATGGAGGATCGGATGAAGTTACAGGAGCGCGCGGCACGGGGCGCGGATGCGACCGCACTGCTCACGGAAAAATTCACGGAGGAGTGGCTCACGGGCGTGAAGTCGGACGCGCTGAATGCGCTTGCACATGCAAAGCCGGACGAGCTCATCAATGTGCAGGCGGATTACAATGCGGCGATGCGCTTTTACAATGCGCTGAACGCCCTTGCGCGCAAGGGCGAACAGGCGGCGCAGAAGCTGCGCAGTACGCAGGAGTAAAGGAGGATCATCGATGAATGACTGGGTTTTTGATTTACAGCGGTTTTCGGAAGGTGAAGCGGTGGGAGAAACATCTGCGCCGCAGGGTGCGCCGATTGCTGAGGCAGGGGGAGGAGCGGCGGAAAGTCCTGCCGCGGATTCGGGAACGACGCCCGCCGTAGAGGCAGACGCGTCCCCCGACGTTGCGATCCGCATCAATCCATATACGGGACAGCGCGAGCTTGTGACGCCGACACGGGAAGAAGCACAGACACCTGCGGAGACTTCCGCGTCCAACGTCGAGACGCAGCCCGCGCCCTATACGGCGGAGACGCTGCTCTCTGCGATGACGGTAGGCGCGGTGGACGAGCGGCGGATTCCCGAGGGACTGATGCCGCACTATGCGGCGTTTCGTCAGCAGCAGGAGATCGCGGCGCTCCGCGCGCAGCAGCAGGCTCCGCAGGTCGAACAGGCACAGGAGACGTCGCAGGAAGAGCAGGTGCCGGAATCTGAGGTGTATCGGCAGGTGCAGGCTGCGGCGGAGGAAAAAGCGCTGCAAGACCTCGGGATGACGCGTGAGGAGCTGGATGCGGCGGCATATTCCGACGATGCGGATGCGCAGAAGAAGGCGGCGGAGTTCCGCGTTGCGGTGCAGATGAATGTGAACGCGATTGCGCGGCGCATCGACGAGTATCAGCACGCGGCGGCGCAGCAGCAGGCAGAGGCACAGGCGGTGCTCGCCGAGGTGCGCCCCATGTATGAACAGATGGTGCGCGAAGAGCCGAACTTCGAGAAGATCGACGCGATGATGGAGACCTATTACAGGCAGCTTCCCTATGAGGATGCTGTCAAGATCGAAGGTGCGATCAGGCGGTTTAACGCGGGGCAGATGACGCAGGCGGACATTCCGATCCTCAAGGGATACTATGACAAGACGCGCACGGCGTTCTACGCTCTCGCTGCGGGTGTCGGCACGACGCCGCAGCCCGCGCCCAAAGCCGCGCCCCCTGCGGTTGAGTCCGCGGGCAAGGTGACGCCTGCGCCCGCTGAAAATGTGGATTGGCGCGCAATGCGCTCCATGGATGTGCGTGATCGCTCCGCGTTCATGCGCAAGTACATATGAGTTGTTTTTATTGATTAAAGGAGTTGAAAGTAAATGCCGGTAGTAACAGCAAGCACGTCGCAGTCTGTGACGTATGAGGCGGTAGGGATTCGGGACGATTACAGCCCGATCATCACGAACATTGATCCGGAGATGTCGTTCTTTCTGTCGAACTTCGGGACGGCGGCGGACGCCGAGAATCTCCATTTTAACTGGATGACGGAAGGGCTCAAGCCCCCGCAGGAGAACGCGAACCTGGAGTTGACCGACTACAAGACCGGGAAGGTCGGTTCGGTCGAGCAGCGCGACAATCGCTGTCAGTATTTCATCAATACGGGCAAGGTGTCGGATGCACAGCGCAAGGTGCGCAAGGAGTACAGTCAGCAGGATGAGTTCATCCGGCAGAAGGAGCTTGCGATTAAGCAGCAGGCGCGCGATCTGGAGTATGCGCTCGTCTTTAACAGCGTCAGCCGCGCAGAATCCGGGACGACGCCGGCGCTGACGGGCGGTGTGCCGTACTTCCTCACGGAGGAGATGGAGGCGGTCACGTTTGCGGGCAATGTCGGTGAGACGACGACGCCGCACCGCCTTGAGACGGGCGATTTCGTCTATTTCCGTGCGGTCGGTACGGGCAGCTCGCTCCCGCCCGAGCTCTCGCCGAATCTGCCCTACTATATCCGCAAGGATGCGGTCGATCCGAAGAAGTTCACGCTCTTTCACGATATGGATGCGGCGATCAAGAACGTCGATGTCATTACGCTCTCGGGCACGGGCAGCGGCGTTCACATCGTGAAGAACAACATTGTCGACGCGGGGAATGCCCTCTTCACCGAGGACATGATCAACGACTGCATGGAGATGTGCTACAAGCGCGGCGGCAATCCGACGATCGCTGTCATGAGCGGGCGCAATAAGCGCCGCTTCTCGGCGATCGTGACGGGGCAGGCGACGAAGCAGCGCGGCTCGAAGGAAAAGACGGCGGTCAACGTGACGGATGTCTACGAGTCGGATTTCGGCACGATCCGCGCGCAGCAGCATCGCATGTATAAGGACACGCGCATTGACCTCATGGATATGTCGCTGTGGGATCTGAAGTGGTTCCAGCGTCCGCACGAGGTTCAGAATCTGCCGAAGAAGGGCTCGTATGCCGAGTTTGTTCTCGAGGCGTGGTTCGGGCTTCAGGGGACACAGCCAAAAGCGTCGGGGGCAATCCTGAACATCAAGCGCGCGTAAGTTTTTCGGGGTGGGGGCTATCGAGAAGATAGTCCCTTTTTGTGCAAGAAAAGGAGCGGCACATGATTCTAAAGCAAAAGCTCTATGAGGAAGACGGGGTGACCGTCCTGCGCAATACGATTGACTGCAAAGATGCGGCGGATATGGCGCGGGATGTAACACAAGAGGGCGGGCGGGGAAAGAATATGATTCCCTTGGGGTTCATTCCTCCTGAGTATTGGATGTTCGATCCGTGGCTGATCGCGGCGCTGAGGGCACAGCGGGAGGGCGATCGGGCGGAGTACATGCGGCTTGTGAAAAAATTCTTCGAGGTGCATCCCACCTTTGCCGTCCACAAAGACCACACACGGCGCGTTTGGAGCGGAGGTGTGACGAATGATTGAGGCGGTGCGCGTGCGCGATGAAGTCCGCTGGAAGGAAAAGGACACGGACGCACTGCGGTTCTCGGACTATGAGATATGGGACGCGCTGAATGAGGTGCTGCGTTACGTTTCGAATCGCCTTGCACATTTGCAGAGCGATGTGACGGAGCGGATGCGGACGTACCGGGATACGAACGGCTCGCTTGCCGAGGAGGGGGCGACGCTCCCTGAGGATTTTCTCTCTCTGCAAGGCGTTTACCGCATCGGCGGTGAGCGGCGTCTGCGCGCCATTCCTGCGGGGAATGTGTGCGGGGAATGCTTTAAGGTGTCAGGAAACCGCCTGTATGTGTGCGGGGATTTTAAGCTCTGCTACTATGCGGCGCTCGGCGTGGTCGGCGAGGGGGATACGATCCCTTTGCCGGAGGCGTTCTTTGATATGCTCGTCAAGCTGACGCGTATGGTGCTGGCGGGTGCGGAAAACGACGTGATGATGCAGACGGTGATCTCCGAGACCGAGGCAATCGTACCGCGCAGGAGATACAATCATATGCGCTTGCGGATGCCGTTCGACCTGTGAGGTGAGTGTATGGACGTAAAGGATGCCGTGAGGGCAATCAAGGCAGCGGGGCATGACATCTCGGATGAGTACAGCATGGAGGACTGTCTCGGTTTTCTCAATACGGCGATTCATGAGGTCTCGGGGATGCTGATAGCGGCACGCTCGCCCATGATGGTGGAGGAAATGCTCCTGCACGATGGGGAGAGCGTTCCCGCGCGTTATGTGGCGTCTGCGGGGCAGTATCCGATGCGCATCACGGGGCAGACGGTACGGCTTCTCGGCAATGCGCGGGAGGTGCAGTTTCGGTTCTTTCGAAGCAAGGCACCGCTTGAAAACGAGAAGGGAATGCTCCCCTTTGACCATGAGGCGCTCAACGATTACGTCGTGAAGGTGGCAGTGCTCTACGCGCTCAATCGCAACGAGTACGATGTGTCGCAAGATAAGGCGCTTTACGATGAGCTGCGTCAGATTCTCGTGGAGGCGGTGACGTCGCGTGTCTGAGATTCAAAAGAAAGTGCTGCGATCGCCGACACTGCCGCCATCCATTCAAGGCGATGGGCGGTATCTGATCTCGCTCCTGCGGGACTTTCTCACGGAACAGGCGCAGCAAATCAATGCGGCAAATAGTTTTACGGCGGATGAGATTGAGGCGGAAAAGCAGGGAAAAATCCTTTCACCGCGCAATTTCCGGTTGACGTTCACCCGGCTTGGCGGGCATCTGGTATGGGAGCGGTCGGCGGGCAGGGAAGAGGTTGACCACTATGAGACGCGGACGAACAAGAACGTCGGGAGTGAGGTCGGACTTCTTGAACGCACGACGAATACGGAGTCTGACCGCTTGCCGCTGACGTATGTGGGGCACATCTACCTCTTTGCGGTGAATGTAAAAGGAGAGGCGAGCACGCCTGCCGAGCTGCACTATACAAAGGCGCGCCCGGTGAAACCGCAGAACATCGCGATGACGAAGACGCAGGAAGGGACGCTGATCACGTTCCTTGAGATTCCTCTCGACTGTCTCGGGGCGCATATCTATGTCAATGACGTACGGTATGAATCCGGGGACAATCTGTTTCTTTATACAGGCGGCGCGGTTATTGAGAAACTTCGTGTCGCGTACTTTGACCAATACGGGGACGGCGAGTATGAGACGGTCTACTGCGTGATTCCCGATGTTGAAGATTTTCTTGTAGAGCGCAATGGGGCTCAGCTCGATTTCTCGTGGAGCCCGCTGCCGATTTACAACGTGCGCTATGAGGTGAAGGTCGGCGTAACGCCCGAATGGGATAAGGCGCTGACGCTTTTCACGACGAAGCTGAACAAGCATCGGTATGTCTACCCGAATACAGGAACATACTACATGCTCGTCAAGGCGATCGATGAGCATGACAACTACTCCCGTAATGCGGCGTACTTTATGCTGACGAATCTCTTGGATATTCACAAAAACGTGATTATCCGACTCGACCAGGAAAAGACGGGGTACACCGGAGTCAAACACAACTTCTACTACGATGCGGCGCGTCAAGCGCTCCTGCTTGAGAAAAAGGAACAGCGCGGCGAGTACATCATGCCCGTGAAGCTGCCGCAGAAATATCGTGCGCGCAACTGGCTTGAGGCAAGCATCATCGGGGAGACGAACAATGATTATTTGTTCGATGACCTTGATTATGCGTGGGATAGTACCGAGGCGCAAAACACGATGTGGAACGGCACGGTGGGAGACCTGCGCGGCGTTGCCGTAACGTATGAGATTGCGCGGTTCGATGCGGCGCTGCGTGCGGAGTATAGCGCCTTCATCGGGTTTGACGGAGAACTCGATGCTGTGAATGCGACGCCGACGGTGAAGCTCGGCAAAGCTGTCTATGCGCCGTCGCAGTGGTGGTTGGGAATTATACTCTCGCCGAGCTGCGAGGTGTTTTACAATGCGGATATTCCGAGCGTGTTCTCGCTTTCGTTTTGGCTGCGGCTGCGCGACGGGGTTTCGGACACGACGATTGTGTGTCTCGATGAGCCGCAAAGGCAGGCGATGCGGGTTGTGTATAACAGCCTGCGCGGGCGGTTCGAGCTTATCTGCACGGACGGTAGGATACTTTCGATAGAGTTTTGCCCTGCACGCAGCGACTGTCTTGCGTTCGGCGTTGTGCAGACGGAGGCGAAGCGAAGATTTTTCCTCTACAGTCTCATGGAGGATCGTTTTATGGAATCGGAGATTGAAAAGCCGCCGATGGGTGGCTTTTCGTATGTCCATTTTTACGATAAGGAGTGACTATTATGGCAGAGATTATGGCGGGCGGGTTCGGGATTCGCGGTTCTTTTGAGGGCGTGCTGATTCGTCCCGACGGCACGAAGACGGTGACGCGCAAGGACAACATGATTGTGGATATGGGCTTTAAGCATATCCTTGATCGGGTGTTTAAGAACGGGAGAGATACACTCACATCACAAGGTGGAAGTTATTACGACGTCGCAGTACCTCAGTTTATTGCGGTCGGTACGGGAACGACGCCGCCCAAGGCGACGGACGAGAAGTTGGAAGCGTTCCTTTTGGCGGGACGATGTGACGCGAAAATCGATGCCGATAATAAAAAGACAAGTTTCTTCTATGTGTTCCAGCCGGGGCAGGCGACGGGCGCGATCACAGAAGCCGCTGTGTGCTTTAAGACGGATGGAGACGTGAGCAAACAGAGTTATCTCAATAAGGGAGATACGGGGTACGGCATCCTCGACCGCGTTGTATTCCCCGTCATCAACAAAGGGGAAGAGGACGTCTACACTGTGAAGTTCGAGTTTACGTTTGGCGAGATGGCGAAGGAATGACGGCATGATGGGCGCTTTGTTTGTAGTTTGTGTATCGGGGTGATATGTCATGAGTTCGGAGGAACACATAGAGACAACATCGCGCCTGTCAAAGGCGTATACCTTTGCAGAGAGCGAATTTGACTTTGCCGATGCGCGTACAGAGCGTCCATTTTATTCGTTTGGCGTGCGAGAGATCGCGCAGAACATTGTGGAACGCGCGGCGGTCAACGGAGATTCTTCCGGACAGCGGCATATGTATACCGGTGTCAATGCGCGTATCGGTGTCTCCGAGGAGCGCACACATACAATGGAGCGTTTCACAACGATTGCCGAGGTCGTCGGGGTGAGAGGGGGGATACCTCCCTCTCGTTATACGGAGATTGTCGAGCATGTCGGGGTATCGTCCTCGTACCATCGCGAGGCGGAGATGCATATGTCCGTCTCCGAGGGGATCGGCATGGGCGGCGGCGTCAATCGTGCGCCGATGCAGAACGTTGATCTCGCGGACGGCGTTGGAATTGTGGACGTCTATGTGAATATCTTGGATCGGTGTATTATGCTGCGCGAACATGTCGGTATATCGGGCGGCATGGTGCTTGTCCCGTCGCTGCGGACGGATGTTGTCGAGCATGTCAGTGTTGTAAAAGCCGAGGCGCCGATTATCCCCGCACGACGTACAGTGGAAACAGGAAGAATCGCACTCTTAGATGCGTTTGGAGCAGAACAGTCGCCTCATACGGTTGAGGGAGAATGGGTTGGTGTCGCTGATAGGCATGTGTTCATTCGTGCGCCCCATACCGTAATTACAGAGCGCATCGGCGTATCAGGAGCCCGTGTATTTGTCCCGGCGTTACAATCCGTGTTCCATGAGCACATCTCTGTCTACGACCGATTGCCGCAGGCGAGCGGCGCGTCACTCTCGAGCGTCGCTATCGGCAGGGGTATGACGCTAGAACAGTTCAAGGCGTTTTGCTCCGCCCCTGTCGGATATGAAGCGTTTCGTCCGTTCCGTGTGGGTGAGTACGAGTACGAAAAGGCGCTCGTGCGCATCTCTATGACGGCAGGCAGTGTTGGTTCGATTCCGCAAATCTATGACGTGGTGATGAACGTGGACATCGACGATACGGTTGACCGCGGCTTGGTGCAGCTCCCGGCGGCGGAAACAGTCGTCCCGTATCACAAGAAGTATTACACGCCGCCCGAGGTGACCCTAACGCTGCAAGGCGGGAATGCCGGAGACGGTGCCGTTGTTCCGGTCGTTCTATCCATCGGGACGGAATCGTTCAAGTGCGTGCTTCAAAAGGCGGACGGATCGCCCGCGGCAGGTATCATTTCGTGGACGGCGGTCGGGTATTAGGAGGGAGTTATGCAGAAATACAAGCCGATACAAGGGCAGGAGCGCGTGAAGGATTCACGCACGACCATCAACGAGAATTTTGAGACGGTGCTGAGCAATTCGTCGGGCGATGCGTTCCCAACGTCGGGGCTTGTGCTCGGGATGAAGTGCTATCGCACTGATCTCCAGGCGACCTATACGCTCAAGAGCATTGAGCCGCCGCAGTGGGAAAAGGATGCTTCGGGCGAGCTGAAAAAGGCGGTCAATCTAAGGATTGGCGGAAAGGTCACGGCAGACGCGGTATCCTTTGACGGCTCGCAGGACATAACGTTCAACGTGCAGTCGGTTACGGCGGATTCTTGTACGGGAAACAGCGCGACAGCGACGACAGCAAACGGCGTCAAGGGAACAAATGCAACACAGGATGCGTCGCGTTCCGTATGGTTCTCGGGCGTTAAGGATGAGGGACAGCGGGAGCGGTCGAGCAACTTTGCGTTCAACCCAACAACGGGGGTGCTTGCTGTGCCGCGTTTAGAGGGGACGGCGAAGAACGCCGATCAGGCGTTAAAGGCAAAGGAGGCGGATCAGGCAGCGCAGGCAGAACATGCCGTATCTGCGGATCGTGCAACGCGCGACGGCACGGGCAATGAGATCGCAAGCGTCTATGCGCACAGGGACGGAAGCGGGGCGGGTGGCACATGGCCGATTAATATTACCGGCACGGCGGCACGCGCATCCTATGCAGACGTTGCGGGGCGTGTCGAGGGCGCCGGAAATGCGAACGAGGCAGAGCACGCAAAGAACGCAGACTATGCGACAAATGCAGGTCATGCGAATACTGCGGACAGTGCATCCACGGCTGCGCGCGCAACCCTTGCAGATAAGGCGGTTACGACGGAATACAGGACGGAGACGGTTCAAACAGTCGTCAACATCCCGACGAGTGATGTCGGCGGAAATATTTGGATTGCGGTGTAGGCTATGGGGTATTGGGACGAATCAAAAATTAGGCTCTACCTACGACATCCTGTGACAAAGGCGGTTCTCTCGGCGCCTGTTTATGAATGGCGTGTTGGCGGCGGCCCCGGATCGATGGCACCGCCGTATAACGGAAACCCGTTCATCTCCATTCGTGTGCCGGGCTACGGCGGACTGGACTACAGCAACACCAATAACTATTACATGGAACACGGCGTTTTTGTTCTGCTTGTCCCGATTGGTGACGAATACGCTTCTCCGCTGCGCATACGGACATCAAGAGGCGTTTTCGCCGTTGCGGTAACAAGGAAACGTCTCGGATGGGTGTATCCCGGGAGCGCGACGGTCGGCATCAACGAGCGCGTGCAGCTTCCGCCGAATACGGGGCTCATCCGCATCGAATGTGCGGGCGGCGGCATGAGCAATATCCGTGAGAAGTGGAACGGATCGAGTGTGGGCGTTGTGCGCGTTGAAGTTCCGGAGAATGCCCGTATTGTTGAAATTACACGTCCGGGAGGTGCGTATCCGAATTATGTGCAGTCTACGGTGCGATTCCCGCGCGAGAACGGCGGCTATTATGACAGTGGCGGGCGAACAGTTTACTACAACATCAACTCGCGTGACGTTTATAATTTCCCCGCACGTTTCCGCGTATCGTGGGGAGCGTACTAAACGGAGGTGAATCTAATTGCAGGAATACAGAGAAGTCCTTGAGACGGACACGGTACGAGCTGCGCGTGAAATCTACAACAAGAACATTGAGACGCTGCGCTCCAACTATGCGGGGGCGGCGTTTCCGACGGAGAATCTCACGCTCGGTATGAAGTGCTTTCGGACGGACGAGGGGAAGACCTATACGCTCAAATCCATCGACCCGCTCAAATGGGAGGAGGACGGCACGGGCGGGACAAAGAAGCTCTCGCGGGAGGAGATTATCAGCTCGCGCGTGTTCCTTGATCTCGTGGGGAGGGAGGCGATCGGACGCCTGACGGACTGGACGGGGCTATTTAACCGCGCACTGAGCCTAGAGGTGATGGACTTCCTCGACGTCGGTTCGATGGTGAAGGTCACAAATATGAGCGCGATGTTCCACGACTGTATGTCGCTGAAAGCCGTTTTGAACTTCAATGTGCCCGACGGTTATCCGCTGCGTGATGTTAGTCGTATGTTTCAAAACTGCGACCAACTGACGACGCTCGACATGACGGAGTTCAAGGTGCGCGGAGTGAAAAACTTCTCGTATATGTTCGACGGCTGCCGCTCGCTGCGCACGATCGATGTATCCGCGTGGGATATGAGCGGAGCGACCGACCTCAAGGGGATGTTCAGCGGGTGCGAAAACCTCAGACAGCTCGACGTGTCGAAATGGGACGTTAGCAAGGTGACGAACTTTTCGGAACTCTTCAAGGGCTGCGCAAAACTGCCCGTTATCGACGTGTCGAAATGGAACACGGCAAAAGCGACGGCGACGGGCGGGATGTTCGCGGGATGTAGAGGTGTTACGGGGACGCTGGGGTCTAGTTCGACCGCGCTCCTGCATCTCGACCTCTCGAACTTTGACATGAGTAATGTGGAAGCGGCGTCGCATATGTTTTTCCGCTGCACGGCGATTGCGAAGTTCGGCGAGAAATTCCGCAGGACAGGCAAATGCAAGGATATGTCCTATATGTTCGCGGAGGCAAGATTTTCCGGGCGAGAGGGCGTTCAAAACAGCGCGTCTACAATTGCAGGCAGCGGGTACAGTCCTACGGGGGTATCGGGTGTGTCTGTCCGGCAGAGCATCTTCACGATGCTCGACTACTCTGCCGTCGAAAATATGAACTGTATGTTTCAGGCGACGAGCGAATACAACAGCGAATACCAGCATCAAGTAAACGGTAAACCGCAGACGATGTGTGGGATTGTATTTCACGTTTCAACGCCGAAAGTCACTACGGCGTCGGGACTGTTCTCAAAGTGCGGCGTTGACTTCATCGATGTTTCCATGGGTACGGGCAACCTGCGGGATATATCGCGGATGTTCGCGGAGACGGGCGCGGAGTCGATTCGCTTGCGGAACTTCGATACGTCGAGATTTTCAGGCAACACGGAGGGGCTGTTTTATGGCTGCCGCAGTCTCAAGTATCTCATCATCGATGAGACGACATTCAGGTTCAAACTGATTTCCGACGTGCTCGCGGATTTGCCCGCAGATTGCAAAATTATCGTTCCGCGGGCGATGATCGCCGTATACAAGGCACAGGACATTTGGAAGAACTACGAGAGCCGCTTTATCGCGATGGAGGATTGTCAACTGGCGGAAGCCGTGGTCATATCGGCGCCCGCCTAATGAAAGGAGAATATGATGCAGTACAAACTTCACGGAGATTTCACAAGTATTGCGGAGAAGAAAGGGACGCTCTTTGCCCCGGAACGCGAGGTTGAGATCGCAACGGAAAAAGTCGTCGGAAGCGGATTTTACCTTGCCCCGGGCGTCCCGCATCCGTATCAGGGAACGATATTTGCACGCGCGACGAGCGGTCATGCTGTGCTCAATGTGGTCGATGTGACGCTTCCGACGTCGTAAGGAGGGGATCGCGATGCGGCGATCGATGAAGCACAATGCGACGCAGGTGGTGTTCGGTGATCTCTCGGGTGGCATCAATGTGATGCATCCGGGCGATTTGATCGCGCCGAACGAGATGCAGGAGTGCCAAAACTTTTATTTTCTCGGGTACAATCGGACGCTCACGCCGCGTGGGGGGCTGTCTGCGCCGCGTGTGACATTCCCTTCGGATGTGATGGGAACATACTACGATATTGACAGCAACACATACCTTGCGTTCCTCACGGACGGCAGTATCTATCGCGTACCGTCACTCACAGAGGAGGCGGAGAAGGTCGGCGCGCTGACAGGTATAAAACGCCCTCTGTGCGCGAAGTTCAAGGACGTCATATGGATCGCCTCGGGGGATAGGCTTCAGTCTTATGATTTCTCGGCACAGAACAGGGTAAAGACAATCGATAATGGACCCGTCTGCGACCTCATCTTTCAGCGCGGAGCTCGGCTCTGCGCGGTGATGACGGGCTCTGACCGCGTGATGCTCTCGGGCGTGGGTGACGGTACGCAGTGGAACACCGATGACAACGATATCTCGACAGGGGCATGGGTGGATGTCGGCTATGGGGACAGCGGGGATATTATTGCGGCTGTGCCGCTCGCAACGGATATGCTCCTCATCAAGAACAACGGGATGATCTATCAGCTCGCAGGAGATAAGGATGTGCGCTCGTGGGCGATCTATCGTGTAGCGACGAATACGGATGCGGTAGGGCGCGCCTGTGCGGAGGCGGTCGGAAACGATGTTGTCTTTGTGTCTCGGCAGGGGATGAAGACGATGCGTACGACGATGGATTACGGAAACATCGCGCAGGGGGACATCGGGGAGAAATGGAACGCACTTGTGACGGACAGGCTCTATGAGCCCGCGATGTTTCATCTGCGCCGTCGAAAGTTACTGCTGATTCGCCCGACGGACAAACATGAGCTCCTCGTCGCATATAACTATGCTGTGGGGGCTGCAACAACGCTGCTCTTTCCGGTGCCGATTACCTCCGTCGAGGAGACGATCGAGGGGCTCGTTGTAGCATCGGGGAGCGCGCTCTACGAACTGGATAGAAAGGAGCTCTCTGATAACGGAACGCCAATCCCGTTCCGGATGCGACTCAAAGACCTCGTGAGCACAGAGAAAATCATCGTGCGCAGTGTGGATACGGATATGAAGGCGACGCAAGCGGGCGACGCGCATGTTGCCATTGACAATATGAACATCACGGTGCCGACGAACACGCGGCGCAAGGTACGCTGTAACCACTCTTCGCCGCGCATCGAGACGCTGATTCACGGGACATCGCCGTTCGAGCTCAAACACATCGCGCTGGAGGTGGCAGACCTATGACGCTCGAGGAATGGATTGCGTTCTACAACCGCAAAAACCCGCATGATCCGTTTGTTCCAACAGAGGGATTTGACCTCTATTTTTGCGAGGACAAGGGCTTTTGCGAGATTCGCATGGTAGAGAACATGGCGATGATCGCGCAGCTCGCGGGGGATGCGCGGTTCTTTAAGGAACACGTCGATGAGGTTGCGCGTATGCTCGGCGTGCATGAGGGTGGGACGTGCTGTGTGCGGCGGGAAATACGCGCGTACATTCGCCTTTTTGGCTATCGTGTGGATCGCATAGAGGAGCTCGGGGACGGCAAGAGCCGGTATCATTGCACACATAAGGAGAGCGGCAAGAAGGGGCTTGTCTCGCCCGCGTTTACCTATGACGAGACCGGCGAAGACGCATACTATGTCACATGGGAGATATGAAAGGAGCAGCGGCATGTATCGGTGTTATGACGATGAGGAAGGCCTCGTCACGCAGGAGGACAAAGAGGCGTATGTGAAACGCCGTTATGGGCGGATCGTACGGTATAAGCGCGGCGGATCGGGGCAGGCAACCCGGAGCGCGGGCAAGCGTGGCATCGTGAATCAAAACGCGGCACAGCCGACAGTTCCCGGTAGTCAGGATGCACTGAAACAGAATCTCGGCGCAAGCGAGGTGAATCCAACGCTACCACCCATGCAGCAAGGGGGATACGAGCATTGCGCCGCAGTGGGCGAGCGGAGGAAGCGCGCCGTCCAATTACTACGGCACATTTGGCGCCGCCTCCGCGCAAATGCCGTACGCGAACGCGCCGTACTGGGGCGTGATCGGACCCGGGACGACTCCACCCGTGGACAATCCATGGTGGAGATAGACGAAGATGAAAGGAGCGGAACATGATTCGATATAGATTCCCCTACGATGCAGATGGGGCGATTTGGCAGGAAGACAAGAACGCCTATGTCGAGGGATACTACGGGCGCATGGTGCGCTACAAAGGCGGCTCGTCGACGACGACGGTACAGTCGTATCAGCCAACGGAGGGCGAGCAACGATTATCCAAACTAGCGGCGGATTATTCTGAGGCGGTCGCGCCGAATGCGCGTTACCTCAACAATATGGCGCGCGGGCTCATCGAGAGTTCTCTCGGCGCGACACAGGTTGATTTTAACAGGCTCAACAACGAGGCGCAGGGACAGATTAACGCGGCAACAAACGGCATGGCGGGGCTCGTCGGGGCGAACAATTCCGCGACGGCGGCGGCGAATCAAGAGCTCGGTACCGCCTCACGCAAGGGACAGGAGCTTGCAAAGCGCAACGCGGAGCAGATCGGCGGGCTCGCTGACCTATACGGACAGGCGACAATGAACGCGAACAACACGCTCGCAGGCCTCGCGCGCGGGGAACTCCCGGCGCAGTATCAAAAGAACATGGAAAACAGTATCGCGTCCGCGATGCAGAACACGATGGGAAATGCGCTCACGAGTCTCGGCGACCGCGGTGTGCTGAACTCCTCTGTGACGACGGGGGCGATGAACGACATCCAGCGCAACGCTGCTAATACAGTGGCGCAGCAGTACCAAAACAACATTCAGCAGGCGGCGAATCTCGCGCAGCAGCAGTACTCGAACGCAAACAATCTTGCGGGCATCCTCGGCAATATCTACGGCACGCAGTACGAACGGCTCTCAGGTGCTCTCGGCAACAGTGCGAATCTCGCGCAGCAGCAGTGGAGCAACGCACAGAATAATACCAGTCAAAACAGCGGTATCTATTCGAACCTGCTCAACTCGGCGGGCAGCAAGATCGGCACGGCGGCAGCGGCGCAGGAGGCCGCACAGGCACCCGCGTTTAACGCGTGGCAGGCGTCTCTTGGGCTTAACGGGTCGGCAACAAACGCGCTTTCGGGCATCTCTGGCAAGGGGACGAGTACACAGACGCAGACACAGCGCGGAGGCGGCGCAGGATTCTGGGGGAATTTCCTCGGGGGAGTCACGGGGTCGATCTTCTGCTTCCCGCCCGATACACGTATCAAGATGGCGGACGGGACGACAAAGAGAATCGAGCACATTGAGGTCGGCGACGAGGTGATGACCTACGGTGCGGAAGGAAAAGAAACGCCTGAGAAGGTCGTGAACGTGATGGGTGAGCACTACGGCGACGTGTATAACCTCCTGTGCGAGCTCGGGCATGTATCGGCGACGCTCACACAGCCGTTCCTCATGGAGGACGGGACGTACAAGACGCTCGCTGAGATTAAGATGGGCGACCGCGTGAAGGACAACGGCGCAGTGTACGGTGTTGTTTACAGCGGTAATCGCCCGATTCATGATATCGAGGTCGCGGGCGCGAACACCTATAGCGCGGATGGATTCATCGCAAAGGGCGGGGATCGCGCGACGTGGGGTGAATGATATGGTGATCAGGATATAGAAAAGCCGCTTCAGGTGGGGCGGCTTTTCTTATGAGCGGTTTATTCATGTGGAATCATATTTAAGGAGGCGTCACAGATGGATTGGGATCAACTCGGCTTTTACTTGGGCAGTGTGTTGGGACAGTCATGGGAGCAGAATCGACATGCGCGGCGTTTGGAGAAAGGGCGAAATGTACTCAATGGCATGGGCGCCGTAAATGAGGACGATACACAAAATGCGCGCGGGCTTTTTAACAGTCAATTCAGTGAGAGCCCGTATCTCGGGCAGAACCCGGAGATGATACAGCTCGGTCTCAGCAAGGACTACATGCAGGCACAGAACGACGCGCAGTACCTTCTCAATAACGGCTATGACGAGAACTCCGAAGAGGTACGGGGCTTCCGTCAGAAGATGGCAGACGCGCACAATCAGGCAGAGAACCTGCGCAAAGTTGCGACGGGGGCTGGGTTTGGCGATATCGGGAAGGTGAGCGCGGGGCTGAGCCTCCAAGAACTTAAAGACAAGATCAATCATGTCGTTGCACCGGGGCTCTACAATCCACAGCAGTTCGACATAGGGAAAGCACTCGCAGACAAACACGCGTGGGCAGGGCAGACGGCGCAGAACATTCTCGCGGGGCAGCAAGACAGTCAAAACGCACAGCCCGGGCAGTTCCAACTCGGCGGTGCACAAGGGCTGCAAGGCATGTCGCCGGGTGCTCAGCACGCGCGCAAGTTCACAGAGGCTGATCTTTATAAGATCCTTCAAGACGAAGGATATGCGCCGAAGGATGTCAGTTATGAGGATCAGATCAATGCATTGGCACGGCAGATCGCACAGAAACGCGTTGCATCGATGAACCGGAATGATGTGATGAGCTATCTGCGCGGTCAGGGCGTGGGGCGCGGTGTTGCAGGCGAGCTCGCGGATGAGTATGTGCAGAACGCACAGGCGCAGATGCGGAAGGAAACTCTCGCACGCGCGGCGGCGGCATCGCCGAATGACCAAATGGCGGCGCTAATTGCGATGGCTGCCGCGACGCCCGGGGCAAAGCTGTCCGACATTACGGGCTTTATCAACGCAACAAATCCGCAGATGAAACTCAATACGATCGATACGGGCGGTGCGATTAGTGCACTCTACGGTGACGAGCGCGGGCGTGTACCGATGACTCAGACGACGCTGCAAAAGATGCTCTCGCCGAAGGACATTGCGGAGTCTCAGTATAGGTATGATGCGCTGAAGCAAGACGCGGATAAGTTCAACGCGCAGCAGGGATGGCGGTACTACGATACCGACACTAGAAACAACACAAGCTTGCGAAGGGAACAAATGCGCGGGCAGAACGCGATTGATGCGATTGACCGCAGGGGTCAGTGGAATCAACTCCTCGATAGAGGGGGAAGCCGAGGCGATGGAGAAGGTGGGCTCAAGCAGAGCGAGGAAAAGACGGCTAATATCATCCTAAATGGACTTGATAAACTGGAAGCAGCGTTTAGCGGTGATCAATACGATTCCGCGTATGCTGGGGATATTCTTGATGAGGTGACAACGCAGTTAAGCAAAATGGCAGAAAAGGGAGATATTGATCCTAAAACATGGACGGAACTAATTTATCCCCGCTTGCAGAGATACCATGAGGCACGTCAAATCGCGGCGGGATACGACCCTAATGTGCTTGACGCTACATTTGGACAACAGGAAGAATAGAAAAGGAGCATCATAATGTCAAGATTATATAATGCGCTTTCTGAGCGGCTTGGTTCTACGGATAACCTCAGTGTCTATAAGGACAGTCGTTTTCTCTATAGACCGGTTGCCCCGAAAGAAGATTCTTCCATTGGTTCGTTCTTTGACGGTGTTAAGGCAGGAGCTATGTCTGTTGCCGCTCCCCTCCTTGATAAAGCGGACAGCAATACATATCTCGGTTCGTTTGCGAATGCAACACGTAAAGGCGGGGCGGGAACGTACGGCGGTATCGCGGATTTCGCCCACGCAGACGACACAGCAAAAGGATTGAATGACTATGCTGCCTCTATGGATGATCCGGATGCCGTGGAGCCGGGACTAAACTGGAACTATATCACAAGCCCGCATGGGCTCACGCGTTCCGTTGGCGAAGCAGTAGGCTCGACGCTGGCACTTGCCCCGGCTATGGCGGTAGTCCCGGAAAGCGCTGTTGGCGCAGGTGTCGGTCTTCTTGCGCGCCTTGGCGGGGATGCGGTAGTCAAAGGCCTCGTTCGGCACGGCATGTATACTGCGGCAAAACAGGCGGCATCAAAAGCGCCATTTGCTGTTCGTTATGCAATGACTTCTCCATTTGAGGCGGCATCCGAAGGTGGAAACACGCGCCGTGAAATTCTCGATAGCGGCGGCAGTGAGAGGGATGCGACGCTTGCGTCCGCCGGTACGTTTGCTGCGAATATTCCTCTGCTCACTCTGTCAAATCTTGGTGAAGGAGCACTACTCGGCGGCGCGGCAAAGATACCTGCAAAAGCGGGCGCTGGATTCTTCCGCAGGGCTGTCACAGCTCCTTTCCGCGCAGCTCCGACGGCGGCGCTTGAGGGGCTCCAGAACGGCATTGAGGAAGTCAATCAGGAGGCAATCTCGAGCGCGATGACAGGGAAAGACTATGGCATTCTCCCATGGAATTACACGGACACTCAAAAGCGCGCATTCGGTGAGGGCTTTGCGGGCGGTGTCGGGCTCGGCGCCGCGAGCGGTACGGCTCACGCGATGTCTCCCCGTTACGGCATCGGCGCATCGGAAGAGGAAAAAGCGTATAAACAGGGCGCGCCGAAGGCGCAGGCTTACGACGCCGATGCACTCATCAAAGCGGTGCGTCAAAGCATGATCGAGAACCGCACGGGCAGTAACGCTTCTGCAATCTCCAGCGGCAACGCGAACCTTGATTCTCTCATCGCAAGCACAGCGCAAAAATATGGCATCTCCCCGAATCTCGTTCATGCGGTCATCGGTGCGGAGTCGAACTACAATCAAGACGCACGTTCGGATGTGGGCGCAATCGGGATGATGCAGCTTATGCCCTCGACGGCAAAGGAGCTCGGCGTTGACCCAACGACCCTAGAGGGGAACATTGAGGGCGGCGTGAAGTACCTAAAGCAGATGCTTGACATGTTCGACGGGGATGTGGAGAAAGCAGTCGCGGCGTACAACGCAGGCCCCGGCGCGGTACAGGAACACGGAGGCGTTCCTCCCTTTGCAGAGACGCAGAACTACGTGGCGAAAGTCCTCAAAAACCTTGAGAGCGGCGGCGGGGAAGCTCCTCATGCGCGCATTAGCCTCGCCGACGCCGCCGCGCCCTTCATCGGAAAACGTATGGATAACGGGGAGAACGGATGCGTCGAGGCGGTGACGAAGGTCGGCGCGGCATGTCATCCGTTCCTCGCAAACGAACTGAAAGCCGGTACGGTGAACGTCGACGTCCTCGTCAATCACGCGAATGAGGCGGGCGTGCAGGTGATTCCATTTGACGCGGCACAGCTCGAAGAGGGCGACGTCATTGTCTACGGCGACGAGAAAGATCCGCAGCGACATGTTGTTCTCTACGACGGCAAGGGCGGATACGTCGGCAACTCTACGCGAAGACAACAAGTCGTTCATGAGAGCGACTACAATGCGATGGGCGAGTCGCTAAGACCCACAAGAATCATCAAGACGGGCGCGAATTTCGGCACGGGGAGTGTCCTCGCACCACAGATGCCTGACTATACGGGGCTCATAGCCGATGCCGACAGCATCAAGGAAACGGAGAATAAACTGCGCGCGCTCGTCGAGGGTGACCGACTGACGCCCGAGCAGCATACGGCGATCCTTGAGGCGGCGCAGATGATTCGAGACATGCCGCTCGGCAGCGAGGACAATACGGAAGAGGCGACCGAATACAGCGCATGGCAGAAGCTCATCGACACGAAGGATGCGAAGGGCATCTTTGAGAAAGACCCCGAAAAGGTCGCGCATATCGTTCATAAGCTCGGCATGGAGCAGCGTTCGCACCGTGCGCCGAAACAGTCCGAGATCGAGCGGGTACAGACACCGCACCTCAATCACATGAAACAGCAACAGACCCCTGCACGCGGCACAACTCCGATGGCAACCGGAGAAGCCGGTACGGGGGCTATTTCGTCTGCACAAAATACGGCGGGAACGGGGCTATTCGTAGGGAATTTGAAGAACGATCTTCTGCCCGTATCGACAGAACCCGTCCCCGGATCGCAGCCGCAGCAGCTTGGCAATGTGGTCGAGAACGTCCCGCAGCAAGCGCAGACGCAAGAGGGCGCGTCGATGCCGCCCGTATCGCGCGAAGAGATTACGGGCATTATGAACCGTGTGGCCGAATGGGACGCGCGTCTTGCGGCGAAGAATCCCGCCTATGCGATGGCACGCAATCAGCAGGATTGGGCGGCGGCAGGCGTGCTCGCACAACAGGCGGGAGAAAAGGGGCTCGCACAGTTCTACAACGGTGTTCTTCGTGAACACAGTGCACGTAATGCGCGCGACATTACGCCGTTTGTAACGGTCGGTTCTCCTGCGCAAAATAACGCACCTGTGCAGACTGCCGCACAAACTGCGCCGCAGATGCCGCAGGAAGCCGCCGCAAACGCGGGGGAAGCTGCACCTGTAAGCTATGCGCGTCCCTCTGTCCCTGCAACGCTCCCGAAAGCGGTAGGCAAGCGACGCGACATCGGGCGCAAGCTCCTCAAACACATGAAGCACAACAATATCCCCGTCGCGCCGATGCTGTTTGACGATCTCATCGATGGCAAGGCAAAGGCGATCCGTACGGCACAGGAAAAGATTGACGAGTGGGAGAAGAATAACGGCATAGGCGGCTCTCCTGCCACCGAAAACGCCCCTCAGAGCGCGGAAACGGGCGGACGCGATACAAGTGTTGCGCCAAAGAAGAACCTCGCTCAGGAGCTTTATGGGGACACAGAAGAGAGTGCGGGAACTGAGGACAGCGCACGCACGGACGGAGAGATTGCGCCCGGGTATCGGACGGAATCGGGGCGTCCTCTCAATGAGGCGGGTGAGAACGAGTTCATCATTCAGCCTGATGGCACGCCGAATTTTGGCGAAATCGACAAAAAAATAGAGCAGTCCACGAATGGTGAACTGCTTGCGGGAAAGATTCGCCTGAAGGTTGGTAATACCGATTATGGTCTGATTCATGCCAAGAAGCACGAACGCGAGGCTATTGCGGACGGTTATTCTTCGATTGAGGACATGATTCTCGATGTGGCACAGAACTTTGACGAGATATATGAGCATAAGAACGAGGGGCGCACGGCGAACTATGTTCTTGTGAAATATGGCAATAAGAGTACGGGCAAGATGAACGGCGTTGAGCCTGTTTATTTCGAGCTCTCTAGCGGAGACGATGGGAATTTCTATATTATCCTTACGGCGATCCCAAAAGGCGATGCGAATCTGCGTCGGCAAACAAAAAAAGAACGCCTTGTGTATAGCAGACCGCGCGTAGGTTCTGCCGCCATTCCCGACGATGGCGCGGTTTCTGCCAAGGAAAGAGATAATGCCGGGTCTTCCCCTGAACGTTTCGCTACATCCGATACACAAGGTGTTCCTGTTGCTTCAAGTGTAGCACAGGAAGAAGAGAAAGACAAGGGGAAAGAGGCGCACAAAAAGTCGGCACAGATGTCCGATGCAAAATCCCCGAACTTCAACGCCCGTAGCGACTCCATGCCGACCGATGATGCGAGTGTATCACAGGACGCACAGGAAAACAAGGGAGAGAAGTCTACCCTAAAGCAGGGCGTTCTTATCCGTGGGCGTACGGGCAAGGAGACGACAATCACGACGGACAGCGGCAAGGAGATCAAGGCGCATTACCGTCTCGTCCCCGCCAAGGAGGTCATCACCTCGCATACGGCGGACGGCGCGCATGTCAACCCCGCCTATCCGACAGAGCTTCAGCCGCGTGACCGTCAGCGCGTCTCGATGCGTTTGCAGGTAGAGAGTATGGCGCGCAGCCTCCGTCCCGCCGATCTCGCGGGCGGGCGCAATCTCAATCAGGGAGCGCCCGTGATGCGTGCGGACGGTGTGGTTCTCAACGGCAACGGACGTGCAAACGCTATCCGTATGGCGCAGGAAAGCGTCCCGAATGCCGCCACGACATATAAGAAATACCTCGTACAGCACGCGGCAGAGTTCGGGTTTAAGCCCGACGATGTGATGCAGATGAAGAACCCGATGCTCGTGCGTGTGGTCGACGGCGACGTGCCCGCACAGCTTATAGAGGATATTATCGGCAGTACGGCGGGCGGTTCTGCCCTCAGTGCGAGTGAGCAAGCGGCGGCAGATGCGAAGAAAATCAAGGCGGGCACGCTCGACCTCTATGTGCCGAACGAGACGGGCGATTTCACGGCGGCGGCAAACAGTGACTTTGTTGCGGCGGTGCTCAGGGATATTGCGGGCAAGAATGACTTTAACGCACTCACCGACCACGACGGCAATGTCAGCGCGGACGGCATCTCTCGCGTAAAACGCGCGGTGTTTTCTCTTGCCTACGGTGACGCCGGGCTTGTCGCAAAGATGGCGGAGAGTACGGACGACAACATCCGCAACGTCAGCCGCGGACTGCTCGCCGCCGCACCGGGGCTTGCGAAGCTAAACGCCAATATGAAAAAGGGCACAGCGCATGACTATCCTCTCAGCGATGCGGTCAGTGCGGCGGCAAAGACGCTTGAGATGCTGCGCACGCGCGGACAGTCGGTTGAAAACTATCTCTCGAACGAAGCGCTCTTCTCTGAGCATGAAGAGAGTGCGCCGACAAAGGTTATCTTAGAGTTCTTTGACCGCAACAAACGGAGCGGCAAACGCATCACAGAGTTTCTGCAACACGCGGTTCAGGGCATTGAGAGCGAGGGTAACCCCGATCAGGTGTCGATGTTCGACACAGAGCAACTATCCCTCGAAGAGATTCTGCACAGCGCGGCAGAAACAGCAGAGGGGAAACGTGGCGCAGGAGAAGTCCCCGAAGGACTGTCCGCGGACGGCGCACGCGTGTACCGCGATCTTGCACAACTCCTCGAAGAGTTCGGCGGAAAGACGAAGCGCGTGGCACGGATGGCGGCGCTCCTCTTTGCCCGTCATGCAGATATGTACGCGAAGGCCTATGCAAAGCACACGGGCAAGCCGTACACGGCGATGGACTACTACAACAAGAAGTTCGGGCTGGATACGGCAGGGGCGTTCGGCGATAGCGACGGGCTCTTCCAAGCGATGATGCCTGACATTGACCTTGACGAGAGAGTATCCGTTCTTGATTTGGACGGGATGACAAATCGTCTTACAGGAAAAACGGACAAGGATATCCTCGCGTATATTCGTGACCTCGCACCGATGGAACCAATTCCTACGGCAGATTTCCGAGCTCTGGTCGGGTTACCGAAAGGTCGATATGGCAGAAAGCATCTCATTCGTAGAACGGCGCGGAGAAACGTCTATGCGCAGAATGTTGTGTTGAGCAATATCAAGGATGTGTTGCCCTATGCGCGCGTTATCGAGGTCGTTCCTAATAAGGACATACAACCGCTAGAGGGATTAACGGGGACGCAAGCAAGAACGCAGCGGCGCAAGAATGCAGTCAAAAACTACTATCGCATTATGCTCCCTATCAAATTGGACGGGCGCATAGAAACTCTTGCGTTGATTGCGGAAGATCGCGACGGTCAAATATCCGTAGAACCGCAGAATGTTTCTCTCTATGAGATTTTTGTTCCTGAAAAAAAGAAGACACCTCTTCCCGCGTCCTCCCAAAAGAGGATCGTTGCGGCCAAAGAAGCGTCTTCTGTTACTGATAGTGTAACACGGGATGAGGCGAATGGCAATAGCAGTGACGTGACAATCCGCGATATGCTCAGCGGAATCAGCGATTACTACGGTGATCCCTATATCAATGCCGATGGGACGGGGAATTTCACGCAGCTCGCTTCTGATTATGCGCGCAAGGAGGCACAGCTCGCTGTTATCAAGCGGCATAATCCGATGCAGGATGATATGCATACAGGGATTCGCAGTGTCGAGGATATTCTCGCGCCGGAAGAGGCCTTTAGGACGACGGAGAAAGCGATTGATGACGGCGATTTTGAAGGGTATTCCTATCCCGATTTTACGCTCAAGCAGGGGTTAGAGGCGCTGGATAAAGGTGAGATTACGCTCTATAGTAGCAAGCCTATCATAGAGGGCGGATTTGTGTCGCCGAGTAAGATGATGGCTCAGGATTACGCGGGCGACGGGAAGGTGTATTCAAAGACTGTTCCTATTAGCGACGTGGCATGGCTCAATGCCGATGAAGGGCAGTATGCACCAGTGGTTGACACGGTAGAAAGCTATGAGCAAACTGCATGGCACGGCTCGCCGTATTCGTTCGCCTCGTTTGACCTCGGGAAGATTGGTATGGGTGAGGGGCATCAGGTGCATGGATGGGGGCTCTACTTTGCAAAGAACAGAGAGCTTTCGGAAATGTATAAGAAGATGTTAGGCGAGCAAAAGAACGCGAATAACACGCTCTTTGATGAAGATAAACTTCAAGAGATGTACGATCGCTTAGAGCGTCAAGCGGCGCGCGCTCCCAAAGAAAAACGGGAATCAGAATATGCAAAAGTAGCTGTACTAGAGCATATTCTAACGACACATACGGACGAGGGAATTGAGGATGACGATGCCCTAGAACCAGACGCTGTCACATGGTTTAAGGAACATGTAAGAGCGGGGGTGTTGAATCCAGAATATGGGAATGATACGAGCATGCTCTATCAAGTCGATATTCCGGAGGACGACGTTCTGCTTGACGAACAAAAGTATTTTGATGAGCAATCGCCGCAGGTGCAAGAGGCGCTACGGGGATTGCAGAGGAAATTCGACAAAAAAGAGCAGGCGTATCGTAAAAAGCGTATCGCAGGACTCAAAGGAAAAGTCGGATTTGGACGCTCCTATGCGTATGACCTTAGTCAAAAATTTACCGACATCGCGCAGAGGCATAACGACGCCGTGCGCGCATTTGAGCAAAAGGCACATCAAATCATGGATGCGGCACAAGACCGTGATCAGGGAAGAATGTTAGTGCGTGCTGAGGAAGAGAAATTAGACGCACTGGAAAAGAAGCTGATTGACGAAGGCACCGACCGCATTGCCGACATGGAAGCACGTCCATTTAGGATTTCCGAGGACATGACAGGGCGGGATATTTATGCAAGCCTTACCAAAAAGATGGAGAGGGAGAGTTCTGCAAGTATTGTGGAACGGATGCAGGAGAGCCCGAGAGAGGCGTCTCTTGCGCTCAATGCCGTAGGAATTAAAGGTATCACCTATGTTGGTGGGCGCGATGGCCGTTGCTATGTAGTGTTCGGCGATAAGGCCGTCAAGATCATCGAGACGTACAATCAAGAACACCGCAAGGAAATCCAAGGGCGTATTTCAAATATGCCGGATGGCAAGCGTATCATCTCGCTCTTTGAATCGGCGGACGAGTCGACCTTCCTTCATGAGATGGGTCACATGTTCCTCATGGATCTCCATGAGCTTGCAACGATGAGCAATGCCGCCGCGCGTGATGTCTCTGCTGTTGAAAAGTGGACGGCATGGCATGAGGGCGCAGCCGAGGAGTATAAGGACACGCCGTGGGCAGAGGAGTTCGCCGCGCGTGAGAAGAAAATCCTCGCCGCCGAGAAGAAGGGGGACAAGGATGCCGCCGATCATCTCAAGGAAGAGTGGATGCAGGAACGCTTTGCCCGCGGATTCGAGCGGTATCTGCACGACGGAAAAGCACCGAACAGCACGCTTGCACGTGTCTTTGAGCAGCTCAAGAAGCTCCTCACGGACGTCTATCATGCGTTCATGGGGGAGGGGGGCAAGCCCTCTGAGGATGTGCGTCGCGTCATGGATCGGATGCTCTCTTATGAGGAGACGGAGAATGACGCCACGATAAACACGCAAGGGAAAGAGGTGGGCAATCAGCCTCTGTATCAGAAAACCTCCGCGTCCGCTCGGGTGGACGTGCCTATCAACAAGGGCGATGGGAAGGTTCTTGACGTCAAGTTTATCGCGGTCGATGAGGGAGAGGCGCTGACAGGGGAACACATCGGCGTCCGATTTGACGACGGCGAATATAAGCTCGGCAAAAAACTAAAACGTTCCTGGCGCTGGGATGACGGTTCTCCGACAAAAGAACGCCTTGACGGGACGAGTGCTGTCAATGTAGGGGAGTCTTGGAGCTATGACAACCTTGATGAGCTCAAAAAGGTTGTGATTGATAGGCTCAACAAAAACGGCGGGGGGTATCCGTACGATCACGCCTATCTCGTCAAAGGCACCAACAGCGAATACGGCGAAGATACGCATGAGGTCGTTATTGAGAACGCAAAGGTTATCGGCATCTTGGATATTGTTCGCGAGAGCGAAGCAAATAAAGTAGAGGATGGCGATATGGTCGGCACCTATACGACAAAACATGGACATTTGTCTATCGTCGTGCGGAGCAAGAACAACGCCAACTCCAATGCCGTTTTTAGGTTCTCGGACTATGGCATAGAAAAGCAAATCAAAGAAACGGGCAACATAAAGTCTGCGTTTCAAAAGCTCTTTGATAAAGAAGAGTATGCCATGAGCATGACGGAGCCGCAAGAAGTAGAATCCGGCGTGCGGATTGCGACAAAGCTCTACAAGAAGTATTTGGCATCTGTGGGGGAACAGGTCGTTGACAAAGATGCGGAAACCACGGATAATATAGTCAAAGAAGCGGACGAGCTCTATCAAAAAGCGATAGAGAACTACCCGGAAGCAGAGAAGGAGGCGGGTCATCTTGTCAGAGAAGCAATCCAACTTACCCTTGACTTCGGAGAAAGAGAGGGCGACATCATTGATGTCTCAGGCAACCAAATCAAGGGAGGAACCAGAGACGACATATCCCGGGGCAATCTATCATCCTTGCTCGGAGTACCGAATCAAAAAGACCAATCCAAAAGAGGAAAACTCCTAGGGCTAGGGATTACAAGAGCCTTGGTCGAGCAGGGGGCGGTTTCTCTTATCGGGCAGAAGGTTACGAGTGTAAAGCAACTAGCAGAAGCCGCACAGGTACTGAGACATCCGGGATATGAGAAGTTTCATCTCGTCTATACGGATGCCACGGGACGTGTACAGCATCATGAAACGGTATCGGCGCAACTTCCAGGGCTCGCGTCGGTTAATTTCCCCGGAGACGGGGTCGCGGACACTGTTCGCCGCATTGAAGAAAATCTAAAAAAGTTTAAGGCGACGACGTTCTATATGATTCACAATCACCCGTCATCTGACCCGACGCCTTCTCCGGAGGATTTTGCGGCCACAAAGTCCTTTTTGCCGATACTGAACCCGCTCGGCAATCGCGCATACGGCGGGCACTTGGTGTTGGATCATAACAAATATGCCCTTATCGACAAAGAGTTACGTTGTGATGTACGCAGTATGAAGGGGGGAGCTTCGCCGACATATGACGTTGCAGAATTGGAGCACCCGGCGTTAGGAAAGAAGATTAGCGAACCGGACGATGTTACAAGAATTGCAGAGCTATACGCGGGAGAGGCGGAGAGCCATGTATTCTTCGTGACCTCAAAACTCAAGGTTCGCGCAGTGCAAAAGCTACATGATGATTTTGCAAGACTGAGTGACGACGGGATGCTCCGCTACCTTCGTTATAGCGCGCGCGGTACAGCTTCGAGAACCGCGATCCTCGTAACCAAAAACCGAAAACTTCATAACAAAATGTCCTCCATTATCAACAACGGATTGGATGAAGGGATTCTTGAATCCGTGCTGATCGCTGATCGGAAAGCTGTAGAGCTAGGCCGGACGGCTGCATGGGGAAAGGGAGCTCATTGGTTCGGAGAAAACATAAGAGAACGCTTAGACCAACGCAAGCGACTGTTGGAGCGACAAGGGGAATATAGGGCAAGGCACTCTGATGAGAGTGCTTTTTCTATACCAAAAAATCCTGTCACCTACAATCAGGTTATGGCTGACCGCTGGCAAGGGAACACTCCACTTGAACGTGTCCTGAACCGCGACCCAAAACTAGAGAAGATGGCAATCGACTTTGGCGCGCAGAAGAAGGACGGCGCTGTCTCTTTTGCAAGCAAGGCAAAGGAAGAGAAGTTCCTCAAGATTGCACGCGCACTGCAAGATGGGCTTATCAATAAGTTCTCTCTGAACTCGTGGCAGGGCTCGCCGCATGATTTTGATGCAATCAGCTTTGACTTCATCGGCTCGGGTGAAGGATTCCAAGCGCATGGACACGGCGGGTATTCGGCAGAACAAAGGGGTGTTGCGGAAGGATACCGCGACCGATGGCAAGGAGGGAAACTCTATCATCTCGAAATCCCCGATGCAGACGTGCTGCTTGACGAGCAAAAAGACTACGCCGAGCAATCGAAAAAAGTACAGAAAGCGATTGACCGATTGCTGAAGGGGCTTACCGATGAGCAGCTGAATGACTGGGATGATGTATCGTTTTATGGTCGAACAAAAGTCCTTTCCGACATGAAGTCGGCGCTTTATGATGGCGACGGCGAGCATATCTATAGAACAATCTCCAGCATGCTAGGAGGCGATAAATACGCCTCAGAGTTGTTCAACAAGTATGGCATCAAAGGCATCACCTATGATGGACAACAAGACGGCCGTTGCTATGTCGTGTTTGACGAGAAGAACATGAAGATCGTCGAGAAGTTCTCCGCGATGCGCCGCAAGGCGATTGAGAAGATGCTCTCGGAGATGCGTCTCATCGACGATGACAAACTGACCAAGGCGCACCGTGCGATTGCGGATATGGGCGAGGAGCTCGGCGTTCCCGTTGTGTTCTTCAAGGGGAACAAAGACCTTCACGGCTTCCACGATCCGCGCAGCGGCGTGACATTCCTCAACGTGGACAGCGACATTTCGCCGCGTTGGGTGTTTTGGCATGAGACGCTGCACTGGATGAAAGCGAATAATCCCGGGCTCTATCGCGACCTCGTACAGGCAATCGAGGGGCGCGAGGGATTCACGAAGAAACAGCTCGACGCATACCGCGAGAAGATCGGCGCGTTCGACATGAGCGACGCGGACGTCATCGAGGAGATGATTGCGGATGCGCTGCCGGATGTGAAGGGGCGTGTGGCGTTCCTGCGCGATGTGGGCAAGGCGAACACGAGCATCGTTCAGCGGTTTGTCGCGTGGATTCACGACGTGATGCGCCGATTCCACGAACATCTGAAAGCGGCGGGCGCGGGGCTGACTTATGAGCAGCGCGGGGCGATGGTCACGGCATTCGGCAACCTTGTCGGTTCTCTGCGCGATAGCGAGGGACGTCTCATCTTCCGCGTGCAAAACGAGGGCACACGCATCCTTCTGCGCGATGGCTCGCCTCTTCCTGCTGTGAAATATTCTGCATCGGACGCTTCTCGTGTTGATGCACAGGAACGATTGGAGGGAGATGTAAAGAAATGGGAAGCGCTCTGTGACCGTTATGCGTCGGCTGATAAAACTCAGTGGAAGAAAAATCACGACGGCGATTTGTATGACTTTATGGATATGCCTGTTGTACTCGAGATGATCAGCAACAACAATATGCAGCTGCAAGTGTACGGCAGTTTTTTCCAACATGCGCTGCGTTCGGTGCATAAGGGCATGACAATGACGATTGTGAAGCAGCTGCCGAAGGCAATGGCTGATCCTGTGATGATTCTTCGCGGGAATAACGCACGGTATGTGTTTGTCCTTGACCTCAAGGATGGCAACGGTGCAACGATTCTTGTTCCTGTAGAGATTCAGAAGACGGATGCGCGGCACGGTGTTGTGAATATCGTCAACACCGCCTATGGAAAGACAAAGAAAGACGGCATTACGCCTAATACGTCATGGTTCGAGAATCAGATATTGCGGGGAAATCTGCTGTATTTGAACAAGAAAAAAGCACTCACAGGAGCAGGGCCTGCGGGTCTCGGACTGAATTTACAGTCCCCCAACGGAAATCCTGCACTCTTGAGTGCTTTATCTAACCTAAGTATAAAAACGGATGCCGATCTTGTCAAGGAGAAATCTAAAAATCCGCTTCGCTATTCCATAAGTCTTGATGACGACGATCTGAAATTCTCCGTCACAGGGAATTTCCGGCATTTGATGAACCGCATCAAGGAAGGCCCCACAGCGGAGGACAATCTTGAAATTGAAGAGATGAACGCACCGCGCAAGGCACTCAGTCAAAACGTGAGTCCGCACTTGATGTGGAAGTTCAAGATGGACAAACACCTCACGGAAAAGGACATCGTATCGCGCGAACCACTCCCGAATGGCGACATCCGCGTGACCTACTACGCGCACAATGCAAACGACATCGGCTACATCGACAAGATGAAGAGCGTGCGGCAGGTCGCCCTTCGCAATCCGTTCGTCGAGGTGCTGTATAACCTCGCGAAAAAGGCGATGCACATACAAGAACATCTGCGCAACGAATACGGAAAATCGATGAAGACAGTCGGTGAACTCCTCAAAAAGCAGGAAGATCACGAGACGGCTGCGGCTATTCTCTGGCAGGGGGACAGCGAGGGGAAGGCGTATAACGACACGGAGCTGCGTTCGATGGGCGCAAGCGATAACGTCGTCAAGGCGTATAAACTCATCCGCGAAGAGCTCGGCAAGGCATATCGGCAGCTCAACGACGCGCGTATGCAGGTGCGGACACGTACAAAGCGCATGAGTCCGTCCGAGGTGGAGACGTTCAAAAAGACGCATTGGATCAAGGACGGCGATGTACTGAGTACCGTCCCCGTCGAGGGGAATAAGGTTCTGCTCACATGGAGAGGAGGAAAGACCTACGAGACAGAGGGAAGGATTGTAAGCGCTGAGGAGCTGGCGGGCTTGCAGTCCGATGAGAATATCATTGTGACGGGCGCGCGCAAACTCAATGCGAAACAGCACGGCACGGGCATGTACTCCGTGGACTATGTAGAGCGCATCCGCCCGATCCATAACCTCACGGGCTATATGCCGCATTTCTTCCACGAGTGGATGATCTACGAGGTATACAAAGACACCGAGGGTAAAACGCACTATGCGAGCGTCGGCAGCGGGCGCACGATGAATGAGGCGGTACGCATCGGCAATCAATTTGCCGCGGCAAACCGTGACAAGAAGTATGTCCTGCGTGCCAAGGGCTTTGACATGGGCGCGGAAAATACTGTCGTCATCGGCGATATGGACTTTGCAGAGATGTCAAAGAAGCTCGCCGAAAGCACGGAGATGTCGCTCTCCGAGGCGCGTGAGTTCCTGCAAAACAAAGCGGGGGCAAGTCTCAAATCGCGGCATCGCCATTTCGGCAACATGATGAAGCGCAAGGGGGCAAAGGGCTTTGACCAAAATATGTTTTGGGTGCTCGGGCATTACTTTAACTCGGCGGCACGCTACATCGGCATGGAGCAGTTCAAGCCCGATGCGATCAGTATGTATGAGCGTGCGTTTGGCTCCTTTAACGCGGAGACGAAAAACCGCACGGCGCAGTTCTGTAAGAACCTCATCAACGACGTGAACGGCAACCCGCGCGGTGTGGAGGAGTGGCTGAACGATCTCATCAAGGATACATGGATCGGGAAACGCGTCTCCGATACCTACGGCGACCGTGCGGCTCTTGCGATCAACGGGGAGCTCTCGACGTGGAACGCGATTACGAAACTGGGGGTGGGCAACTTTGCCTCGGCGGCGGTGAACTTCTCACAGTTCATCAATGTCGGCGCGGCGCTCAATAGCTATGCGTATGCAAGAAAGGGATTGATGCGTGCGCTTCATCCGGATGCGCTGGATGAAAAGATCATCGAGGCGTCGGGGCTGCTCGACGACATCAACCTCGCGGCGGACAACGGCGGCTATTCACAGAGGCGCGGCGGCTATGCGGGCACAGCGTATGCAAAGGCAAAGAAGTTCGGCGAGTGGACGCTGATGCCGTTTCAGTGGGCAGATACGCTCATGCGTAAAGCGGCCGTCCTTGGCGCGTACTATCAAGGGATCGAGAAGCTCGGCATGAAGAAAGCCCCGGGAGACGAACTTTCGGCAGAGGCGCTCACCTATGCGCAGGACATCAACGACGCAGCGAACTTTGATTACTCTGCGGCGAATGCGCCCGAGGCTTTCCGTGCGGGCTCCGTTGTCACGCAGCAGCTGTTTCAGTTCATGAAGTATCCGATCATGCAGTTTGAGTTCATGTATAACATTCTGCGACATGGGACACATGGGCAGAAGGTACGAATGTTTGTCCCCTATGTCATTTTCTGCGGCCTCGGCGGCAGTATCCCGTTCGGTGATCTGTTCAATAGCTTGTTCTCGTTCATGTTCGGGCTTGCGACGGGGGATAAGGACAAGGATATCGCACAGGACATCAAGGCGGAGGTGTTGCGCTGGGCAGGGAAAGACCCCGTGAAAAAAGCGATTGCAGAGACCGCGCTTTACGGCGTTCTCGCGCCGACATTCGGGCTCGACATCTCGGGGCGCATCGGAATGAACAGTGCATTCTCCGGACAGTTCTACGGCGAAAAACCGGACAGCACGGCGGGCGTTGTGGCAAATATGCTCGGCGGCCCTGCGCTGAACTCTGCGGTCAACATGCTGCGTCAAGCGCATGAGGGCAATCCGATCGAAGCGCTCAAAGCCGTCTCTCCCGCGCTCGGCAACATGGCGCAGGCGTGGGCAGGGGAATCCCGCACGACGCGCCACCGCGTGAATAGCCGGTATGACACAACGTATGATAAGATCGCTCACGCGCTCGGATTCCGCACCGCGGAGGAGAGCAACAAGGCGTTCATCATGCATTATGAGTATGGGCAAAAGGACAAGGCAAAGCGTGATAAGCAGGATGCAATACGGGCGTATATCGACGATCCGTCGCCTGAGAATCGGCAGGTGATCAATGCGCTCGGCATTAAGGATAAACAGATCGAGGAGGCACGCGTGCAGATGAACCGCACGGCGATCGAGCGGGCGACAAAGGGACGTCCGAACACGTCGGGCAAGCCGAGTACGCGCCGAAAAGAGGAGAAGAAGGAGGAGAGTCTCTATGATGTGTTAGACGATGAGGACTAAGAGGGATGAAGAAAAGCCGCTCCCGGTGGGGCGGCTTTTATGATGCAACGAAAGGAATCTCAGTATGGATGGAACACTGGCAGAACGCCTTGCGCGGATTGAGGAGCAGCTCACGGTAATACGGAGAGAACACCCCGCGTGTAAGGAAGAACTGCACAGCATCGGGGTGCAGATTGCGGCAATCGAGTCGTCTCTCAAATCCGCACATAAGCGGATTGACGATTTCAAAAGGGACGTATGTTGGACGATCGGTATGAGTACCACGATTGTCGGTATCTTTGCGACGATACTGACGTGGGCGCTCGGAGGGAGGTAACTATGGGCGCAAAGATGATGCAGTGGATTGGCAAGGCGGGGGCATATATCAAGTCCCTGCCGCAAAGCCACGCGGCGATGCGTTATATCACTTGGTATGCGGGCATCCTCGCGCTATGTACCATGCTCTATATCGGGGCTTGGGGCTATCATTGGCACACGCACGCAGAAGCACCTGACCTTGTGGAGCTCCGTGCATTTCTGCACGAGATCGCATCGGCGGCGTGGATTGCGGTGATCGGCTTTCTTGCCAAATCGTTTATTGACCGCGACGGGGACGGCATCCCAGATCAGTACGAGGAAGAAAAGGAGGATCAGAAATGCAAAGAGTAAACATCAAGGACACGGAGCTGTCTTTTGGAGAGCTCAGCAACCGTATGGCGACGGATCAGATTGTCATCCATCACACGGGCAATCCGTACGACGACGATCTGTCGGCAGAGGAGATCCACGCAAGCCACAGGGCACGAGGATGGGCGGGCATCGGCTATCACTACGTCGTCCGCAAGGATGGCAGCATAGAGGCGGGGCGCCCGCATTGGACGGTCGGCGCACACGCATACGAGCACAACAATCACACAATCGGCATCCATGTGTGCGGCAACTTCGAGGAGGCAGAGCCGACGGACGAGCAGATCGAATCCCTCGCGATGCTGCTCGCGAATCTCTGTACGGACTACGGCCTGCCGATCGATGAAGATCATGTCGTTGGGCATCGTGATTTGATGCCGACCGCGTGTCCGGGCACGAATCTCTATGTGCTGTTGCCGGAGATCAGAGGGAAAGGAAATTGGTATGCACAGAATTGAGGCAGTAAAATGAAATACCGAAAAAAGCCCGTTGTCATAGATGCTGTTCAATGGCATGACAAGAACTTAGACGAGGTAAAAGCCTTTGCCGGGGATGCGATTGGTGAAGTATATAACAAGGGAACAAACCTCATCATTTACACGTTAGAGGGGGCTATGGTTGCAAGTGTGAACGACTTCATCATTCGCGGCGTCAATGGAGAGTTTTATCCATGCAAGCCGTACATTTTCGAGAAAACGTATGAGCCTATAGGCGCGGAGGAGTGATTACAATGCTTGAGAATATCACGCGAAAGCAGATCATCATATCTGTTGCATGCTCCCTCATCCTCGCCATTGCCGGCATCCTTGTGTATAGATACCACATGGGGACGCAGGAGGCACTCAGACAGGCGCAGGTCATGACCGAGGAGCAGGCACGGGACGCTGAGACGCTCCGAGAGCGCCTGCGCATATCGGAGGGACAGGCGCAGCAGCTCGCCCGTGCCGTCGAGAGGGCACAAGAGGGCAAAATGCAGCCCGTCACACATGTGACCGTCACTGCTCCGACCGTCGAGCGAGCAGCGGCGGACATACGGGAGCGCATCAATAGACATGACGCGACACTGCCGGCTGAGGCACTCGAAAAGACGGATCGAACCGTCGTTGCACCGCAGCCGGATAACAAAGACTATCAAGTCGGAGTGTATAAAATCAACCTCGACAAGCGGCGCAAGATCAAGGCGGGCGTGACACAGGTGGATAGCCGTACGTATTGGACGACTGGCTTGCAGGTCGGACGATGGGAAGCCCTCGCGCATGGACAGGGAAGTGACGTTAAAGGCGGCAGCGTTGTCTATACCGTCGCCGAGTGGTGA